TTACGTGGCTTCATCGCAGCTACGGACCAATTTCGGACCAATCTGGAGCTTTTCCAGCTCCTGCCAGTCATTGGACGAGTTAATCCAACGTGCATAAGTCGATAAGAGCATCTGCACGCTATGCCCGAGCTGTTGGGCGATAAATGCGGGGTTGAGACCGGACATTAAGCATATTGTCGCATAGGTATGGCGGCAGTTATACGGTGGGCGATATCGGATCCCCAAACCCTTCAGGATCGGGCGCCATTGGTGGTGGAGGTCCGATGTCTGCTTGACGTACTCGCCGTTCTTCCCTGGCGGGAAGACGAACGGCGATTCATTGAACTGTCCCTTGCCCTGCTTGCGGCGCTCTGCATACTGCTTCGCAAACGCCAAGGCATGCAGCGCTCTGTCGTTGAGCAGAACAAACCGATCGCGGCCGGTTTTTGTCCTCTCTTCCACAACGCCCAGTGCGACTGTCCGTCGGACGTGCGCGGTTTTCTTGATCGAGTCCACCGCATCCCAGCGTAGAGCCAAGCCTTCAGAGAGACGAAGCCCCGTGAAGAACATGAACTCGAAGAATGCTGCGTAGATCTGGCTGGGCCAGTGCGCGTGCTTGTATAGCTCAGCGATGACCAAATTGGCCTCGTCGAGAGTGAACGGATCGACTTCCTTCCTTGAGCGCGCTGGAAGTTGGATCGCTTCGGCGGGATTCCTGGTGATCAGCCCGTCCAGCACAGCTGAGCGGAGGATTGTCGACAGCTTCACCATGGCATTGCGTTTAACGGATGCCGATGTCCAGGTGATCGAGGTGACGATCCGCCTAAGAAGCGTGGGCGTGATCAGATCTATACGTACCAAGGCGAGGTGGGGCACCCAATACAGATTCAAGGTGCCTTTGTAGTTGAGCCTCGTGCCCGCCGCGATCTCCCGGCTGTCCAACCACAATTGCGCGTACTCGCCGAACGTTGGTACGCCACCCACGACAGCGCCGGAGCTAGGAAAGAGTTCCGCGTACTTGTCATGGTCGAGCAGGTTGAGTTTTATCAGGCTGTTTACTTTATCTCGAAGCTGGGATGCAGCCTTGATGCCTTTTTGTGTCGCGGGATAGGGAAGGGTCTCACTCCTGCGAGCACCTTCCCACATGAACCTGAGCCGGAGCGAGCCGTAGTGGACGTCGATGCCAGGGGGTAAATCCATTGGCTTTCCAGCCATTCGTCATACCTCTTTTTGCTGTAGATAATTCGGCCGCTGTGCTTCATCCATACGCCCTCGGGAATAGACCCCCGTAGTCGCCGGCCTTCGAGAGCGCGCTTCGTGCAGCCGAGCAAATCGGCCATTTTCTGTTCGGTAACTTTGTCGACGTCACCGGTGTTGGCGGTTTCCATGGGTGGTCTCCACGCCGCCGGCGGCGGCAGGTCGGATTGTGGAAAATTTAAAGGCGCGCAGGTTAATCTCCGGCTTCTTTACAAGAGCCAGGGGGTCAAATGTCGAATGGGATCAAATGGTGTGCAGCCCTAATGCTCGTAGTCACAATGGCCGGCTGCGGTAGCCAGCGCTTGAGCTATGCACCCTCTGCTGAACAAATCAGTGGGCGTCAGGAAGCTGTCGACTTTGTCGAGCAGTCTTTTTTCGAGGATTACGGAAAGAAGTTCCGACCTCAGTCGGTCGTAATCACCGACAAGGTCATCATCTTGTCTGACGGGGTAGTTTCAGAAGCTACCGGACTTGTCTCCGCGGTTCCGCTGGGCACGGGCGCCATTGCAGCAGGCAGTAGTAGGAGTGTCACTAAGGATGCCAGCAGACGAATCTACTTGAGCTCAATTAATAGCATCTCGATTTACCAAAGGCGTGGCCGGTCTAGCCGCTTCACTGTCATCATTCGCGGCGATGATGGCCGTGAACTTGGCTCAGTTCGGACAGGTAGCCTGGAGCGAGCTAAGCGATTTGCCGATGCCTTGACATACTTGAGAGCCTCAGCCAGACCCTGACACCACGCTGAATTGCTCGATCATGGCATAAGCTCCTTCGGTACCTGGACGGTATCGCCAAGCTTGGCGGCGATGATCGCGCGCATCGCCGCGACCAGGTGGGTCAAGCCATCCCCGTCCCCTGCAATATCGTCCAGTCCGATGACGGCGAAGAACGAGTCTGAGTAAAGGCCGAAACCGATGCGGTATTTCGCCACCAGCGACCCACCCAGTTCCCAGTCCTCCCAAGGGTTATAACGCTCGCAGTGCTCAGTCGCCTCACCCCGGTAGATGGCGAACACGCGCCAACCGTTGCCGTACTGGGGCGGCTCGAGGTGCAGAGCCATGTCCTCGGCCATACCCACCGCCCAGCCAAGGGCCTCGCGGGTCAGGTCTGCTGTCTTCACTTCGATCAGGTCGGTCATGACTTCACCTCGGGCCGCTCAGGGAAAGAAGCTTCGGCTTCGGTGCGGAACCTGATGTCGGCCGAGTCACCGTGTCGACCTTCTGACCAGGTGATCCGCTTGCCGCAATAGCAGCCGGTCACCTGGGCCAGGTCGAAGTTCTGCCGGAATTCCATTGAGATCCCGGTCATGCCGTGCTGGCGCGCCAGAGCGACCACAGCCTGCGCGAACTCAACGTCTTGATCAGTAACTGCGCTCACAGCTCATACCTCTCATCAATCCAGCGCCCAGGCGCCAGAGCGGGTGTAGGTTCGGGTTGGGTTTCGTGCGGGGAGAGTTGGCGCTCGTTGCCGGCCTGGCGATCGCGCGTCGGCAGGCAGCTGATACCGGAACCCATACCGGTCATCCAGCAGGTGACGCCGCGCTCAACATCGTCGTACCTGGAAAGGCCGCTCGGGATGAAGCGCTCTAGCAGGACCGGCTCTGCGCTGGCGCCAGTGGCCAGCAGCAGGAGGCAGAGGGCGAGGCGGGTCATGGTTTCGCCTCGTTAGCCTTGGGAATGTCTTCGAAGGAGTAGGTCTTGATGACTCGCTCCTGAACACCGGTGACCTTGATGAACTTGGCCTCCTGCACCCAAGGGTATGCGTTGGGCTCGCCGTGCTTGCCGCCGCCACTCATTTCGCAGAAGGCCAGGGCGCGACCATCGGGCAGGATGAACGCCTTCACGTCGACCTCATAGTTTCGGCCCCAGCTGTAGTGACACCATTCGCGAATGCCGCTGACGGCTTCGGCTTCGTAGCGAACCTCGCTGATGGCGTCGTCATGCTCGTTTTCTTCGAAGATGACCTCCAGCAGATCGCCCGGCGCTGCGGCGAGGAAGGCGTGGTCAACAGTGGCGGACTGACCATCATCATCGGTGAAGGTGTATTCGTAGCCGAAATCGAGACCTTTGCGCATCACCAGCAGCATGGCCAGGTGGCTTGCATTGAGGGCGTTGAGCGATTCGTGGATGTTTGCGTCGAGCACAGGAGTTCCTTGGCCGCCATATCGCGGCAGTGAATAGAGTGGAGAGGGGTTACAGCGGGGTGGGGCACTAATGTGCTATTGCTACTCGATGTTTTCTGTGGGAGTCGGGGGGATAGCTCGCGCTACGTCGTGGTAGTGGATGGATTAGCGGAGTTAGATGAATGGAATCATTGCTGCGGTTGCTTGATGGCAATATGCTTTCTGCTTTCACGCTCAAAGGTGACCGGTGAGTAAGTACACGCCCCTGGCCGATTTCCTTCGGTCTCAAACTGAAAACTCTGTTGAACTGACCTTCGCGCAAATTGATCAGCTAGTCGGTGGGCTACCACCAGTCGCGCGAAACCATAAGGCCTGGTGGGCGAACTCCAGGACTGATGACTCGCACACCTGGGCGCATCTCTGGATCGAGGCTGGTTGGGAACGTAAGTCTCTTGACCTAACCAGAGAGGTTGTGGTTTTCGAGCGGCATTCGCGCGAACAAGAAGCTTCGCGCTTCTGGTGGGTCAACCACAAGCAAACATACCGAGCCGAACTGGAAGGTGGTTACATATGGTCGCCCACAAAGAATCAAAATGGTGCTCGAAACCAGACCTACATCAACCTGACATTGGTTAGAGCGGGTGATGTTGTAATTTCTTACGCTGGAGGACAGATTCGAGCTATTGGCGTGGCAACTTCTGCCTTTACCGACCAACCAAAGCCCAGCGCTTTCGGCCAAGCAGGTCATAAATGGTCGGATGCTGGATGGTTGGTTCCCGTCGAGTGGATTGAACTGGACCAGGCTGTGTCACCAAAGGAACACATCGCGAGCATTGCCAGGCTATTACCAGCTAAAAACTCCCCGCTGCAGATCAATGGAAACGGCAACCAGGGGTGTTATCTCGCCCGTATCTCGCCTGAGCTTGGCTCGTTTGTCCTCAGCCTATCGAACGCTACTGGAAACGCGATAACTGAGCGAGCTCATGAGATTGAGGATCAGGTGAGGGCGGATGAAGTCGTGCGCCAGATCGAGCTCAACCAAGGATTAACCGCTACAGAGCGCGAGCAGCTGGTTCGCTCGCGCATTGGTCAGGGAACATTCCGCCTGCGAGTATTGGAACGCGAAAGATCTTGCCGTATTACTGGTGTTACCGACACACGTTTCCTTACCGCTAGCCACATCAAACCGTGGAAGGATTGTTCGGACGGTGAGCGATTGGATGGGAGCAATGGGTTCATGTTGGCTCCTCATGTGGACAAGCTTTTTGACCGAGGTTGGATAACTTTTCAGGACAATGGGGAGGTGATGGTTGCCGATACCGCTCAGGAGGTCGTGGCAGCCTGGGGCTTAGCGTCAGGCATGAATGTCGGCGACTTCACTCCGGATCAGCGCCAGTATCTGATCCACCACCGCTCAAACGTCTATAAAGGTAAGCCGTAACGTTAGCCCAGCGGATGCCAGGTTTGGGTCGCAGCTTCAATGCCGCTGCAGACGCTTCCACATGAGATCATTTGATTGTCTCGACTTTTAAGGAATGAGGAACATGGATATCTCAGCTTTCACTGCCCACTACGCTCCTGCTTTTTCAGCTCTCAGCGCCTTGGCTTCCGCATATGCCTGGCTGCGATCAGCAACAGCCAAAGTGCCTTTCAGCGTAAGCGGCAAAAATGGGGAGGCGGTACAGGCGCCGAGCATTGGTTTCGACGAGAAAGGTGAGCGGTACAACCTTCAGGAAACCTTGGTAAAACAGGCACATTGGAATCGAGTTGCGGCTTGCTTCTCCGCGATTGCTGCCATGTTCTTTGCGGTCCAAGTCTTCGGTGTACCTGGAGTAGCTGCTTGATTCTCGTTGTTCATGGACACGATCGGCGTCCGGCGATCCGGTCGATTTCTGCGGGCATTGGGTCACTCGCATAGCCCGTAAGCCGAGGAGCAGCTGTTTCGGCTGTCAGTGCGGGTGATGAGGTCGACCATGTCAAACTGACGGCCTCCGCGGCTTGTGTTGGCCCAATCAACCATTCGGTCGATGCCATGCGTTTTGGCGCTGACCTTGTCGTCTGATCTGACGGTGGGGTCGGTGACAGTGGCGAAGAATGTGGCCGCGCCGCGCTTGCTGGCGATGCTTACAAGGCGCTCCCACTCGCGTACCCTTGCCACTTCCTCCGGCCACCGGGTGGCGATCTCGCGTAACTCGTCCTTCGCGCACATGATGCAGGGCATGCAGCCGACCCGGTTGCATCCCTGCAGGTAGAGTGGGTTGGGCTTGATGCCTGCGGCCCGGTGCGCTTCGAAGACTGCCTCGACCGGCCACTTGAGTATTGGGCGGTAATTAAACAGGCCATCGCCTACCTCGTCGCACTCTGGCAGGTAGCGGCGATTCAGAGACTCATCGGCCCGAACGCCTTGCCAAGAGAGAACCAGGTTCTCCCCAGTCATAAGCGGCATGAAAACCTTCTCAATGATCGGGTTCCGCTTCAGCTCGTCCGTGCAGAATCGGGCCTTGGTGCTGGGGAACCGACCTTTCCAGAGGCACATGTCGAGGAACGGGTTTCCTGTGGGGTGCAGCACTTCCAGGGCGGCTAGCACTACCGACTCTGGCACTCCTTTTTCGCGCCACTTCGTTTCTATGTAATTGCGCTTGCCGGCGATCTGCCTGGCGAAGTCGGCCTTCACCCAGCGGATCGGAACCCCCACAGCCTCGGCCAGGTAGTGCACATAGTCGTAAGTAGCTGGGTGTTCGTGGCCAGTATCTGCAAAGACGGCGCTGAGGTTCGGCACCCCAAGCTCCCGGGCGACCAGCAGAGTGACCGTACTGTCTTTACCGCCGCTCATGCTGACGATGTTGTATTCGGCCATCGTGGGGTCCTTGCGTGCAGGCGCCGCCCTCGCCGGGGAGGCGTTATCGTTGAATAGGGGAAGGCGCTGACTAGTGGCTCAGTGCCATGTTTTGCGGGGGGTGGGGATGTTTGATAAAACGCCGGACCATTTCACAGGAAGGAACCTCATGAAACGCACTGTCATTGGCGCCACCCTTGTCGCCGTTACTGCGCTGTCGCTGAGCGGATGTTTTGAATCAGAAGACGACCATAAGCCGAAGGAACAGAAGGAAGTCAGCGACAAGTTCTATGAGATCTCGGAGCCTGATGAGAGTCAGGACAAGGGCTTCAAGCCCTGATTCACTGCTACCAGTAACGCCGCCGATATAGCGCGGCGTTTTCGTTTAAGAACTGGCGAGCAGCGCGGGAGAGTCAGGCCTCGATCGGGTACTGCTTGGCCAAGGCCTGCTGAACCGCAGCGATGATGCGGCACAGGTAGTCCCAGTCAGGGTTGCGCTCCATGGCGTCGGCTGGCAGGTTCCACCAGTCGTCACCGAACACGCGGTGCATGAGCTCGCGATGAGCACCGCCGCACTCGTCGAGCGAACTGGTGTGGCGAATGTCATCGGCCTCGTCGAGCAGGCTCCGGGCGTCTTCTGCGTCCAGATCCCGGTCGCGCCTCATCTGCACGATCACCTTCCGCGCTTTGTCGACCAGCGCTTCAGCACTGAACCGGCGAGAGCTCAACAACCGGTCGAAGTAGCCGATGATGTAGGCGTCGTGCAGCTTGCAGAAGAACTGGCCGATGCTCAGGCCATCCCACATGCCGCCCCAGTAGGCGTGCCAGGTCTTGTCGTAGCAGCTGACGGTGATCTTGCCTTTGCAGGGGTCGAGGTCTTCTAGGTAGACGCTAATCGGGTCGAGGTGCGGCGCCCCGGTGATCAGCAGCTTGGTAACGGTCGATGTCTCGACGTTCATGGCTTTCTCCGTGCATGCGCCGCCCTCCGTGGCCGGATGCGGCATGGTGGCAATTGGTATTGAAGAAGATTTAGTCGTTGAGTAGGATGTGATTATTGGCTTGCGACCTGGGTCGCATGCCTTCAGCGTTGGGTTCATAGTGAACTGCAACTTGAAGCTAACCGAAGTCTTGGCCGTCCTAGCTGATCTGGTAACGCTGTATCTTCCGATCGCTCCATTTATTGCTGTATTTGACTTGGGGGTTGCTATGACGATTATGACAATGCTGGACTGGTGCGAGGCGGTTACTGCGGGGTCTGAAAGGACTGGCCAGGCATTCGGACTTCAAGTTGTGGCGAGCTCCCAATAGGCCGCCCGGGGAAATCTAATTTACCCAAGACCCGCACCAATTTTAGAAAAGGGCTGATCATTCGGCCTTTTTTTTCGTCTCGACTAACGGTTTATCCTTGGCCGAGGCTCATGCCGGGATGATCGCGACGCAGGTGTTGACCATGGTGCCGGAGGTCTTGAACGAGGCGTCTGGCAGGCTGACGATGCTTCCGCTGTGCGCAGAGACAATGCCTCGGAAGTCACGGGACAGGGGGTCTTCGCGGAAGATCACGCCGGTCGGCATGATCGCCACCAGCAGGCCGCGTGGCTTGAGGAATTTGAGCGCGTGCAGCACGTGGTGAATGTCGCTGCGCTTCTTGTCGAACGGCGGGTTCATCACGACGCGGTCATAGATCGGCTCAGGCTCGATGCTGAGGAAGTCAGCGCAGCGTACGGAGCGGAAAGGCAGTTGCTCTAGGTGCTTGGCGTTGTCCGGCAGAAGCTCGACGCAATCAACATCCAAGCCGGCGATGGCCAGGGCGCTGGCAATGGCGCCTCGTCCCGCCGATGGCTCAAGGGCCGACATGCCTTTTTCCAGTTGGGCGAACTTCAGTAGACGATCAACCACCAGGCCTGGAGTTGGGAAGAAGCCAAAGTCCTGCGGAACCGCGACCTCGCCCGTGAGGATGATATTCTCGATCGCTTCGGCAGCGTCACCGGCGAACAGGTGCGCCTTGGCCTTGGTATTCCACTTGCCGCCGGCAGCTTTCAGGGTTTTGTCCAGGCGGGCATACAGACCGCGATCCAGCTGACCACCGGTGATGAACAGATTGTTGCCTTCGGTGCGAGCAGCGCTGAGCAGCGCCATGACTTCGGTGTCTACCTTCATGTGTTTCTCCTGGGTGCGCGAGGCCCTGCCTGGGTCGCGGCATGGTGGCAATTTGGTTTGGGATGGGGTATTACGGGTGACCGGCACGGGGTCGGGCACAGGGAGTCGATTAATGGATAAGTTGGATTTCGCTCAAGATTTCGAGAGCTTTAAGCGCGAAATAGGCCCAAGGAAATTCGATGTCGAGGAGGCTGTGGATAGCCTTCTAAAGCTGGCCGCCAAATGGGAAGAACTTGGCAAGAGGGTCTTGGACGGTAGGATTACTGTCAGTTCGTTGCCTGAAAAAAGTCGAATCGAAGGCGAGGTGCTTGGTAAGAAGTTCAGCATCGCTTATGCCCCATTCGGCATGAGTGGCGATGGAATCCTGGAAGTAGCATTGAGTATTCGAGATCTAGTGACCGGGGAGCCCGTCGAGCTGAACAGGTTCCTATTGTCGTCGGGCGGATCAATTTACGCTCTGGACGGCGGGCTTCTGCTCAACATGGACTATCGAGACTCTGCTAAGCAGGCCCTGATAGCCATCACTCGTCGAGTGCTCAGCGCGCCTTCTAAGTTGTAGACGTTCTGAATTAGGCGCGCTCTGCAAGCAGGATTAGGCCGTTATCGTTCGGGTCTTCGCCGAGCTCCAGGCCGGGCGCGCGCAGTTCTCGGCTCAGCCTGAACTGGTCCAGCTTGCGCACCACAGAACTCGAAAGCCTGATTTCGTGGCGCGGAGCACTTAGGAAGTGGCGGGCGGCTTCAGGCCCTAATTCATGGATGCGGTGGATCAGCAGGGTCATGGCCTCGCCGTTTTCCTCGACCTGGGCCCACTGCATGATCTCGGCCAGGGCCTGGCGGGTGCCTGCGCGCGTCTTCATGCGCAGCTCTTCAACACCGGCCTTGGCCTCTTTCTTTTTGCGCTTCTCTTCGCGCTCTTGCGGCGTCATCGCCATACGGCAACTCCTTCAATCCGCTGGGCGGTAGGTTGAACTGCTCACGCCGCCTTGTGCTTAGCAGCGCGCCTCGGGTTTTTCTGTTCAATCTCTAAATCCATATCGTTCCAGCCCGCAAGAAACCAGGAGCCGTGGAACGTGTGAGGGGCAAACGGGTTGGCCATCTTGCTGCCACCGTTGCGGCGGCAGTCCCGGCCATCGTAGTAAACGCTGGGGTGCTCGCCGCTTTCGCTCATAGCTATTCACCTACCAGGTGGTGGAGTGGGGCAAAGGGGATGTCGTCATCGAAGTTGTCAGGCGGCGCGGCCTGCTGTCTCTGCTGCCCGTAGTTGTCATTCTGGTTGTAGTTGTGCTGCTGTCGAGGCTGCCGCTGTTGCTGCTGCTGGCCACCGCCCTGGTTATCCGGCCGGCCGCCCAGAAGCTGCATGGTGCCGTTGATATCGACATGCACCTCGGTGCTGTACCGCTTGATGCCGTCCTTTTCCCATTCGCGGGTCTTCAGCTTGCCTTCGATGTAGCACTGCGAGCCTTTGCGCAGATACTCGCTGGCGATCTCGGCAACCTTTCCGAACAGCACCACCCGGTGCCATTCGGTTTTCTCGACCTTCTGGCCGGTCTGCTTGTCTGTCCAGGCCTCGCTAGTCGCCAGGCTGAGGTTGGTGACCGCGTTGCCGTTGGGCAGGTAGCGGACCTCGGGGCCCTGACCGCAGGTGCCGATCAGGAAGACTTTGTTGACGCCTCTCATGCTGCTTTGCTCCTTAACTGTTTCTCGAAGCCGTCGACCAGCAGCTTGAATTCCCACAGGTCCTTCTCAAGCTGTTCGATGTAGTCGTCATCGCGCTTGAACTCACGCCACCAGAGTTGGCGGCCTACCGGCTTGAGCAGGGGGCAGTACATCCCGATGTGCCACCACTTCCGGCCTGTGATCCACATGCAGCCCTGCACCTGGTCGATGACGTCGCTGGCATCGTTGTCGATGTGGAAGGCACGCAGCTTGTCAGGAGCCAGGAAGCACTTGTACTCGCTGCCGCCGTCTTCACCGATGAAGCCGTCCGCGCTGGCGCCGAACGAGCCGTCGTCGGTTTTGACCAAACCGACCTGCGTGACGATCAGGCCAGTCTGGATTTCATGCTCCATCCGGGCTTCGGGTTCCAGCTCGTGGCCGCGGCGCATCTGCCAGGTCTCGAACCCGCCATCGAGCGGAGCTCCACCAATGCGCTCGACCGCCAGCTCGAATGCGTAGGTGAGGGCGGCATTGGACGGTTCGCCGACCTTTTCACCATCCAGGGCCCGTTGCACAACCTCGGCCTTTGGCGCGGCCTTGTAGCCGGCCAGTTCGCGCGCCCTGGCCTCGCTGCGGCCGTCCAGGATGGCGTCGACGTAGGTGCGTTGCTGCGAAGTGAGCCCGTTCACCTTGGAGCGGGCGGTGCTGAACATGCTAGCGGTGATTACGCCGGCGCGGGCCTGCAGCCACTCTGGCGAGCCCTGGGTGCAATTGACGATGATCATGGGGTGGCCTCCAGTACTGTTTTTCGCTTGGTCACGGCGATTTTCACCGCGTCGTATCCGGCTTTATCGCCGCTGGCCTGCATGACCTTTACGGATGCCTGCCACACATCCTTGAGCTCGTCTGGCGTGGCGGCAGCTTCGACCTGGGAAAGGATGTCGTCCACCGCCTGGGCCCGCATTTCTGCCGTGTCTGAGCCATCCGACGATTGCGCGTCGTCGTCCCTGACGTCACCCGTTGTGATGTTCAGCAAGGCGCACATCACGTAGCGCTTGCCGTAGGTGGTGGACGAGCCGACGGCTTGGACATCGTTCCGGCCTTTTCCGATGTCGGCTGGCAGGGTCATGGTTGTCTGCTCGCGGTGGCCGTCGCGGTGCATCAGGATGCCGGTTACGCTGATCGACTTGTCCTGATTCTCCACCTTGAAGGTGATCGCGAAGCCGTGCCGCTGCATGATCGGCTTGACCACCCGGGTGATGTCGTCGAGCGTTGCATAGGCGTTACCGGTGTGCAGGTTCACAGCCGCTTCGAAGACGGTGGGGATCTCGCACTGCATCTGGGCCATGCCTGCGTTGAATGCTGCTTCAGCTGTCTTGGCCTGCATACGCTCGTGCATGGCTAAGAGGCGCTCCATCTTCTCGATGTCGCATGTCGGATCGGCGGCCGCTCGGCTGATGACCGCCATGATGCTGTTGTCGACGGGGCCGGGCGCAGCCACTGCCTGGCGGCGCTGCTCCGGCACAATGATTGCGCTGGTCATGGTCTGTGCCTCAGTAGGTGATGGCGATGTTGGGGATCTTGCGCTGAGCGATCAGGGTGACCGCTTGCTTGGCGCATTCCTCGGTCATGCCGCCGGCGATGAAAGCCTCCAGGGCGGCGCGGTTGATGCTGGCGCGGTGGTTCTTGTCGCGCTCGCGGGCTTCCTGCTGGCGGACGATCTCGGCAGCAGCGGCATCAGCACGGCGGCGTTCTTCCTGGCGTGCCTGTTCGGTCGCTTCCTCTTGCCGGCGGACTGCTGCCTGGCGCTCCTGCTCCATCCGTTGCTCAGTGGCAACGCGGTCCGCCTCGGCCTGAACTCGGGCGCGTTCGGCCTGCTCGGCCTGCAACTTGAGCTGCAATCGCTGGTTCTCGGCTTCGCGCTCTTGCGCAGCGGCCTGGTCGATCAGCTCCTGCTCGCGGCGGGCGGCGGCTTCTCGTGCTGCCTGCTGCTCCTGGGCCACTCGCTGGCGCTCCGCCTCGACAGCGGCTTCCTGCGCTGTACGGATGCGGTCTTGCTCGGCGCGCTCTTCTGCTTCGCGGCGCAGGCGGGCCAACTCGGCCTGCTCAGTGTCGTACTTCTGACGAGCGACCAGCGCGGCCTGCACGGCATTCAGCGAAACCTCTTTGGTCCGAGCAGCCTCAGCCTCGAATTCCTCCCACGCTTCGCCCAGCTGGAACGCGGATAGCTCGGCGATCCGTGCCTGCAGCTGCTCGGTATCAAGGGTGCCCAACTCGGTGGCCAGGTTCTTCATGTGGGTGATGGCGTCGTTATGGCGGTCGATCCGCGCATCCTCGGCGGCCTGCCAGTCATCCAGAGGCTTGCGCACCTCCTTCTGCCATGATTCAAGGATGTCCCAAACGCGCTTGCGTTCAGCATCGATGCGACCCGGTATCTTTTTCTGCTCAGCAGACAGCTCCTTGCCCTTTTCTTCAATTGCAGTCTTGGTTCGGGCGACCAGGTAGGCCATCGATGTGATTGCCTTACGGCCTTTGACCGTTTTCAGGTCAGGCACCACTGCCAGGAACTCGTCAATCTTCACGCGGATCTGCTGCAACCATGGCTCAAGGCCCTTTTCAGTGCTGTACACCGCCAGGGCTGTTTCCTGCGGCGGGGCAACGATCAGTTCTTTTTCTGCGGACATGCGAATCTCCCGCGCCTCCATGCGGTGGGCGCTGACAAGTTGGTTATTGGGTGATAGAGCCAGCCAGGGCGCTGGCCAGCATGAAGGCGGTGCAGGCGAATAGGGCAGAGAAGGAGCCGCGCCAAATGACCAGGCGGCGGGCGCGCTGGTAGCGGGTCACAGCTGCACCTGGTAGCCGACTGTCCATTCACCACACAGGCAAGCTCGACAGTGCCAAGCCTCTGGGTTGGCAATGAAGCCATCGGCGGCAGCCTGCATGGCATCGTGCATGGTCGGTCCCTTGAAGACCATCAGCACCTGGCCGTCGGGCAATGCCAGCGCCTCTGGAAGCTCGGCGATCTGCTCGTCGATGAGCGTCATAACGATTGGCGTGGTCATAATGCCTCCTGCTTACGGTAGCCGGCGTCGTAGATGCGCTTGGCGCACAGGGCTTGAACTGTGTCGTCGTGAATGCACGCTTGGTCATGGCCAAGCATCACATCGAGAATTTTTTTGACCGCTCGCTCTCGCTCTTCCTCGGCAATCTGCTCGGGCGTTCGGACGGGGCGGAAGCAGCCATATGCGCCTTGAGCAACCTTCAAATACTCAAAGTCAGGAGGTGCGGAAAAGGTGAAAGCCGCAACATCAATCGATCCGCTTTTGAAGTGAGCGATCACCGTCACTCGATCACCAATCATGGGATCAGATGGCAGGGTTTCCTCTGGGTTAAACCCAGCGAACTCACAGACGGTACCAACCGGGGGTAGGCCCTGACCATTCCAAGGCTGGACTGGAGCGACATAATCTGGGTGGTTAAAGACAGGGGTTAAATCCCCCATCTTCCAGTCAACATGGCGCCAAAAGTCTTCGAAGAACCACCAGCATCCTTTCTCGAACTTTCGAAACCCTTTTTCGCCGCAGCCGGATTCAATGAATTGAGTGCCTTCTGGGATGCTTGTCACGCGACCTCCTTGCGCCCATCAACGATCTTGTTGAGGCGCCCGCAGTAGTGATTGAACTCTTCGATGGTGATGCGCTGGTCGCTCATCATTTCCGTGAGCGTGCGCTGGACAAGCGCATAGCAGATGATCGGCGTGGCCGGATCGGCGAGGGCATCAAGCTCCTCGTCGATGAGAACGTGGGGGCTTCTCATAGCTCGTCCTCGGCCTGGGCCACCAGCCCATCCTTCACCAATGGCTGGAGGAGGGTGCGCGCTATCTCCCGCAGTACGGTGTCGGTGTTCGGTACCGCCATCAGCTCGTCGGCCGCGTTACGCGCCTCGCTGCCGATCTTGAAGTGAGCAGCCAGGACCAAGCGGCCCAGCACCGACCTGCTCGCACCCTGCAGGCCGAGCTGGCCCATGGCGAACTCGTCCACGGCCTCAGCGAAGCGTTCCTGCGTAACGCCCTGCTTTGGGCGCATACGGCGCTGGAAAACGTAATCCGCGCCGCGCATCAGCTGGTCAATGCCTTCCTCGATCCAGTGGCGTTCTGCGCGCTCCTGCGGCGTTTCACTCACCTCAGGAGGCAACTGGTTGTCGTACTGCCATTGTGCTGCTCGAAGTGCGCCCATGATCGCCTCCAGGTGGTGGGTTACTCGGTGGGAATAGGTGGGCAGGGCATCCAATGCGTGTATGGAGCCTGTTCAGATGGTCCGACGCTGCTTTCCGGAAGAGCTACGCAGCAGAAGTGCTCGTAGTGCTCGCCATGCACCAGCCAGCGCGGCTCGTCCGCATCGGGATCCAGGGCATCGAAGCTGATACGGACGTCGTCCGGCCAATCCTCTGGCTGTGGTGGGGCATAAACCAAAACGGTCACGCCGGTTTCGGGCAGCCTGTCGCTGCACTTGATCCAGCCGCTCATGGCTTCACCCGGGCGGCGAGCATGGCGTCGGCCAATTCGTAAGCAACTTGCGCGACCTCATGAACCTGTCGACCCCAGGTGTCAGGGTGGGCGCAGATCCCCTGCAGCGCCTGAGCTGCGAAGTGGTCGCGAATGGTCAGGCCGAAGCAGGTTCCGTGACCGCCGTACTCGCTGGCACGCACTGGGAATGCTGGCTGCTCGCCGGCCTCGATTGGCTGGCACTCGAAACAGATACCGCCGACCTGCTCTGATTCTTCGATGCAGCTTTCGCAGCGCAGGCAGCGGCCTACCCCAGATGGTTCTGGTGGCTGGTACATGGTTTATCCTCATGACCGCATTGGCCAGGCGTCAGGCGCGGGTGACCAAACCCACCGTGAAAGGTGGCCTGGCGCCTGCCTAATGCGGTCGTATGTGAAGGGAAGGGGATGCGGGGTGTATCGGTAGAGGGCTTTTCCCACACTATCAGCCTCAGCTGACTTCACCCGGCGCCGGGATAGGTGCGATTTACAAAAGCCCTCTCCGATCACACCCTGCGATGGGGAGCAGGGCATCGGGCAGTTAACGTCAGGCGGACGTGGCGCTGGCGTGTGAGTCCAGGTCGACCGCACGGACAAAACCACCTTTAGTGCTGAAGCTGATCAGGCATCCGCTGACTGAATCTTTCTTCGCGTCACCACAGCCGGCGGCCATAGATTCTGCTGTTGAAACAGCCTCTTCTTTGTTATCGAATTCGGCCTGGTATGCAAGCATCCCTGATCTGACCATCTGGACTCGTATCACGGCTATCACCTCGCTCACATTGCCTGAACTTCATTCAACTGCTCTTCCAGCTTGGCGATTTCATCAAGGACATCACCACGGGTGTCATCGTCGGTCTCGTCACCCTTCAAGGAGTCTTCAAGCTCGCCAATACGCTTTTCCATTTCTTGCTTGCTCATCGTCTTGCCCTCCAGGGCGGTTGATTTCCCATCTGGCCCTGTCGCCAAGGCCAGCCAGTGAAATCGTCATGCTGCGAACAGGTCTTGCTGCTGGGGCGCTGGCATTAGGAAAGCCAGCAACTTCTCGTCAGGCCATTCCGTTACGTCGGTTCAGTCGGAATGCAGAACCTTGAACTCGGTAGGGTGCAGCCATCGGCCGCGCTGCCTGTCCGGGCTGATGCAGAACTTGAAGCCCTGGTCTTTCAGATGCATGTGATGTTCCTCCAGTGGATTCCCAAAGCACCCGGTAGCCCAGGTGCTTCAGTGAATACGTGGTCTCTCAGGCCCCGGTCGCTCACCCGGTATCGCGCTTCCTGCATCTGTCGAGGCATGCGCGCCGCTTGGATGCCGCTCTATTGCGGCACACCTGATCGCACCAGAGCCCTGCGGGGATGGTGGCCTGCTATGCCTGCAGGCTCGGCGGTCTTGGTTGTTAAAGAGCGGTCGGCTTGAGGGCCCGTCGAGGGGCTGTGTAGTGCCTCGATGGATTAAAAGTAGCACTGCTGTTATTCACGAGTCAACAGCAGTGCTGATATTTTTTTGCCGCCCACAAAAAAGCCCGCTCAGTGGCGGGCTCGCTTATGAGACACAACCTAGCTTTCGCTGGCCTTCTCAGGCGTCTCAGGCGTCTCAGGCTTTGCGGACTCGACGTACTTTTCCAATTTTTCAACAGTAGCCTGAGTTAGGCCTCTGTCTGCACCGAAGGCTGATTTCACAGCAGCATCGGCTGCTACCATCTTCTTCACTTTGTCTACGCGTTCCTTAACGGAGATGATTTTCTTATTTATGATCTCGACTAGGTCATCACCTTTACGTATGAATCTTTTTAGGGCCCAGTCTCTAGCCACGGAAGACTTAGCTTCGTCAAGTTCTTTTTTGGCATCCTCGTATTCCTCATATGCGCTGTTCTCTTGCATGAGGAGGCGCGTATCGGCTCGATCAAAGCGCAAGAGAGCCCTGGATTGCTCAATGAATGCTATAGCAATGTCCCGGTAGAACGGGTTGTGATTCCATGGGAGGGCCTCAAGAGAGGAAATTTCCTTATCCATGCTCTCCACCGCCGCCTCACTACGCTTGAAGTACTCATCGAAAGTGATCCCATCCTCGGTGCGAGCGTTCATTTGGCGCTCTGCTTGGGAAGCAGAAACCTGAACGGCTTGAACTGCCGCTTCTGTTTCTTTGGCACTCTCATACCTGTTCCAGCCTAGCCATCCGCCACCGGCAATTACCATGGCAACCACGGCCGCTACCACTGCTTTCATCCTTAAAGCCTCTAACGTAGATAAAAATGGCATTCTACCATTGTGGCCATCCGCCATCGTATCCAAAAAAGCCCGCTCAGAGGCGGGCTATACGACTGAGCCGAAGGTTTAGAGTTTACTGGCAGCTTCCTGGATTTTTTGGTCGCCCTCTATCTCCGATCGCTGCGTAGCAGCACGGCTGTTCAGGCTTGCGGAGCTAGTGTCGATGTCTCCGTCATATTTCTGCAGAAGAATCTCAACCTTTTTGCCGATCCATTGCAGTCTCTCGTTAGTGAACTCGGCGCCGACCTTGGTCTTGACCACTTCAGTAGAGCGCTTCGAGGGCTGGCCATATTTGCTGATGAAGAGCTGCTCAAGCCGGAGGAAATCATCTGAATGCGTTGTGAGGTAGAAGTAATCAACCGGGCCGGTTTTAGCCATCGCGGATAGGCTGTAACCGAGGCCAATGGCAGGCGTGCCTTTAATCGTGTAGAGCCCCTGGTAGGGTTCGCCACGGCATGCTGCAGTAGGCAGATCGTAGCCTGCTGGGCATTGCGGGAGGGAATACACCAGCTTCTGATCAAAGCTGATCCCCATAAAGCTGTCTGGCTCCTGGGCCCATGGCTTGGGCGAGGAGCTTTTTGGTGCTGCAATTGCAGACCCTGCAATAATCAGTGTTGCCAATCCTAAACCGAGCTTCATTCCAACCTCCCTGAAATGTGAGGCTCAATTCTACCATCATGGCTATCAGCCATCACCCAGGCATAAAAAGCCCGCGCTGGGCGGGCTCGCAGCTACAGCGGAGGTGTGATTAAGCCCAGGGCAGAGTCTTGAGTCTGTATCTCGGGTTGCTTGAGCCTATGCGTCGGGCGGTGACAACGATCTTGACTGGCGTGTAGAGATTATTGTTGATCACATTTGGTGAGGCGATGTCGGTAGGAATACGACCGTAAATAACTTCACCATCGACAGTTTTGAATTCGAACAAGCGCTTTTCTGGCAGTAGGCCTACAAAGGATCCATTGATCTCTTCGTCTTGCTCTTTGATGTTATCTCGGCTCAGCCTAGCCTTGCTTCGCTTGACCTGCTCAACATCCGCGAACCTAAAGCTGCGAGTCTCTGTAGATAGCGCGCATGACGCGTCATTGTCAGCCAACTCGGATAAGAAATCGGAAACCGCTGATATAGCTCGATCTGCAAGGCGCGATAAAGGCTCAGAGAGCTCTTCATCACTTTTAGTTGTACCTTCAAGCAAGTCAGTTAGGATTTCAATCGCTTGGGCAACCGGAGTGGTTCCTTCGATGTCAAGCTGCTTATCAGCTGGAATTTCTTCAAGCTCAAAACCAAAGGATCCCCGTGCTGGGCCTGTGATCAGCAGCTGATTAGCCAGCCTGTTCGGAATTGGGCCTTTGTCCGCGAGGGCTCCAGATACCGAAGCGGCGATTGCGGTGATAGCTACACTGAACGCCTTCGTCGCCGCGGCTCCAAATTCTGCCAATACCCCATGAGTCCCGATCACAGGCACGCCACGATAAGTCAGCTTTACGCGCGCAGGCTTATAGGCATAGCCACTATTTTCATTCAGGAATTGCCGAGCCTGATCGATTCTAGACTGAATGGATAGCAGTGTAAGTCGGCTAAGGCCAGGTGATGCTGCTTGCTTTTCCAGAAACCCAAGCTCTGCAGACTTGCTGACATATTCAGATCTGTTCATCTGCAAGCTCCTTCTGGCGTTCGTTGAGTAAGATGACAGCCTCAGCGTCGAGGTTCGGTGAAAGGTCCACCTTGAGGAAGCCTTTCCACTGCCCGGTTCGCTTGTGCGACCACATGCTGTACCAGTAGGTCGTCATCGAAACCAGCACATCCGCCGGATCGGAGAGTGATTGCACGTAAAAATCCACCTTGTAATCAGTCTTGATTTTCTTCTGATTACCTCCGATCAGCTCGATTTGCTCCTGGGTCAGGCCCTGAACAAATGCGTCATCTGCGGGGGTGAATGTGACGACATCAATATCTCGCGGCGGCCTATGCTCTAGCATCTCGATGTCTTCTGAAAAGCTACCATCAAGCCACTGGAATCCTGTTGTCAGCCCCATTTTGTGAAGCTCTGCTCGGTGCTTGATGTACCCATCAAGAATATCACAGCGCTCGAGCGTGGTCGCGAAGCGTTCCACTATCTCCTTCAGCGTGACCTCATAGGGAGCCCTGTCGAATCCAGTTGGGTTTGCCTCATTGATAGGCGGAAGAGTGCCTTCAGCGTTCCAGTGTGGTATCACATTGCCTCCCTGCATTTACATGAATTTGGCGTTCCGGACATCAGACTGCAATTTCACATTATGGCGAGCGGGATGCTCATCCTTAATTTTTACATCCTGACCTAGACATCGCGACATTACGTCACCAGATTACAGAATCTGCATCGCCTTGCCGTTAAGGAGGGCTAGAGATCCCCCCCTCGCCAGATAACCTTGCCGATAATACGGTGTTCATTCCCCTTGCTGCGCAGGTGAGAGCGATCTGGGTATTCATCCTTGTCATCGTTATCGCTACGCAGGATCCATTGTCCCAGCGGCCCTTGGATCAATCGCTTGACGATGGCGCCATCGGTGCCAGTCAAGACGAAAACCTGACCATCAACCGGCTCGATACGAGACCTGTCGACAAGCAATACGTCGCGGTCGTTGATCGTTGGCCACATGCTTTGCCCCTCGGCGTAGATAACTGCCAGGCTTTCAGGCTTCACGCCCTTTGACTTCAGCCAGTCGCGCTTGAATGCCAACGTGGAATGAACCTCTACATGAGGGTTCTCGCTGCCCAGGCCCGCGGCTGCTTTCGCGTCGTATTGCGGAACGAATGCATAGCGCTCATCTTCGGACTGAGGAACATCAGCCGATTCAGGCAGGGGCGAATTGGCGGCTTGCGCCTCATCGTCTAGGTGCTGCCCAGCTGAGACTCTTCTGATGCCTGCGGCGAGAGTAGGGCTTACCTCGGCCGGCTCAAAATCTAGAGCCTCGGACAGCTTTACGAGCGCGTCGAGATTCAAGGCTACCTTCCCAGTCATGTACTGACTGACAGTGCTCTGAGGAGATTTCCATTCGCATCGCTCACCGACCTCGGTCTGGGTTAAGGCCGGCTTGGTTGGATCTTCCCTAGACTCTTTGGCACGCTTTTTGTAGATGTCATGCAGCCGCTTAGCATCGGCAAGCTGCTCTGCGGACAAAGGGGTTCTGATGGGTTTCTTCATGCGCGTGATTTAGTAGCACAGCTGATCCTTAAGCAAACAGCACTGCTACTCTTTGTCCTTGAATATTGTAAAACAGCAGTGCTAATATTCGATAAAACCCCTATGAGGCAGACCAGATGAACACTGTTTCCCTTGAGGAATACCTGGCCGGGCATGGAACCCAGAGCGACCTCGCCAAGGCTCTGGGGATACAGCAGAGCGCCGTCTCCCAAATGTTCCGTGCCAAGCGGGACATCCGAATCACCATGCACGACGACGGGCACATTGAGGCGAACGAGATTCGCCCAATACCTGCTCGCAAGTCGGCTGCGTAACCATTTTTCAATCACAAGGAAATCCCTGAATGCACCTGGACCCCGCCAACAAACGCAGCGAAGTGATCAAGTCGCGCTGGAAGCCTGAAGAGGTTCGAAAGCTGCGCATGGAAGCACGTATGGCCGGCATGCAGCTCGCTACCTATGTGCACGAACTGGCCAATCTTGGCCGTCGCCTGGGCGCTGCTGATCTGCTCCGAGAAATGAACGGCGCCGGTGAGCAGGATAAGACGGCCTGAAGCCCCTATGGAGGGCCTATGCCTGAAACCACCTTCGAATTGCTGCCAGTCGAGGTGAAGGCTGAGGTTCGACAGCTGGCTGCCGACCTTGGCTGGAGCCTGGATAGATCGACGGAGGAGTACTTGGAAATGAGTCGCTCACTCGCGGTCCAGGAGCAATTGAGACAAATGCGACACAAGGCCCCGGTGTTGGGGCTGGTAGGGCACAAAAAGGGCCTCGATGTTCCCTGATTGTGAAAGACAGAGGCCCTCTTTCGGGCTTCTTACAGGCACAAAAAAGCCGGGATTGCGGCCCGGCTCTCTGCAACATCACATAAGTGGGACCAATTATGCATATGCAGACCCCAAGTGTACAGCCCATAGGATTGCTCGCGCCACAAAACGCGAAGCACGATTCTGTGGCGCGCATGATGAGCAGCTTTGATCTGCTCGTCCTGGTTAATGAAGCCAGGGTGCAACACGGCGAGAGTGAGGTTCGGCGCGCCGACTTCACTGCACGCTGTAAGGACGAACTCGACGGCGAATACTACGAAAGTTTCGTAGTTAAGAATTCCCGCGGCCCGGCCTCCGAAGGCCTGATGCTGACCAAGGATCAGTGTCTTCTGGTGGCGATGCGCGAATCCAAGGCAGTGCGCCGGGTCGTTGTGCAGAAGCTCAACGAACAGTCGCAGCCGCGCGAGCTGACCCGCCTCGAGCTGATCCAACTTGCCTATGAGGCAGAGCAAGCCCGCGTGCTGCTCACAGTCCAGGTAGAGGCCCAGGCCACGAAGATCGAGCACCTCGAAAACCTGTTCAAGGAGGGCATGAGCCCGACCCAGTTCTGCAAGGGCCTCAATGGGGTCAATGTGATGCAGGTCGGCCACTTCCTCGAAGGCCGCAATTGGCTCTACAACGAGAGCAAGTCTGGTACCCGGTACCGCGTGGCCGCCTACGCCCGCGACAAGTACATGACTGAACACCAGCACGAGGTCGCTCCTCACGGTAAAGACCCATTCATCAGCTATACGCCGATCCTCCTGCGCAAGGGGGCAACTCGCCTGTACGAGCTGTACCTGTCCGGCGAGCTACCCATGAAGAAGAACTGGGACGGCCTGCACACCCACGACAAGGCCGTGCGGGGTGCAGCATGAGAAGCCGTGAGCAAGATCGCCAGCAGTGGCAAGACCCCGACTTCAACAAGTGGCTGGATGACGCCATCTCCGACGCCGGCCACATCGTGTGGGATGCTATTCCTGACGTAGGTTCGGCCTGGAATGGCTGGGATGCCGCGAAGGCAGCGCTTGGCTACTACTGCCCAGCCTGCAGCGGTTCCGGCGAGGAAATCCACGTTTCCTATCACGGTCCTGACTCATTTGAGCGGCTCGGGCACTGCACGGTATGCAATGGCGATGGCCGAACTTCTGCGGCACTGGCCGTTGCAAGCGAACGCCTTGTTAGCGAAACCGCGCATCGTGGTGATCTTCAGGCGAAAGTCTGGGGCTTGCAGGCGGAGATCGACAAGCTCAAGGCCGAGAACGAGGCGCTCCGTAAGGACAAGGAGCGAATCGACGCCCTGGAGACTAACGGCTGGGACATCCGTAACGCTAGTAGCGCCCTCGCTGGCACTGGCGATTACAGCAGCTCCATTGAGATCGTTGGCCGCTGGATGGACAAGCCGCATGAGCGCGTAATCGGCGAGAACTACAGCGAGAACCTGCGCGCTGCTCTCGATCAGGCGATGTCGGCTGACGCATATCCACCGGAACGGCCGGAGTATGACTTCTGCGAGGGCGCGCTGCGTAACGGAAACCGGGCGAGGCGCCGGGCTGAAGCCCTGGGTATCGACTATGACGCAGCCATGGCCAAGGAGCGCGGCCAATGACCGACATCCCGCGTCAATTCAAAGGTGTCTGGATCCCTGCCGAGGTCTGGCTCGATCACTCCTTGTCGATCACCGAGAAGGTAATGATGGTTGAGATCGGCAGCCTGCAAGACCCCGTGCGCGGCTGCTACGCCAGTAACAGCCACTTCGCCAGGTTCTTCGGCCTGTCGAGCTCCCGCGTGTCAGAGATCATCAGCGCCCTCTCAGCCAAGGGCCTTTTGCGGGTCGAGCTGATCCGCGATGGCCGGCAGGTTGTAGAGCGTCGTGTGCGCCTCACGAACCTATTCGGAAAGTCGAATACCTATTCGGAAAACGCTGCGACCCTATTCGGAAAAGGCGGTGACCCCTATTCGGAAAAGGCGGAGGAGAGTAATACAAAGAGCAACAGTACAACTGAGGGTGAGCGCGCGGCCGCCAAGGCGTCCACGACCGCTTCGCGCAAGGCTTCGAAGTTTGACCCTCTGACCTGCTGCCCGCCCAACGTCACCCCGGCCACTTGGGCCGACTGGTGCCAGCACCGCCGCGAGATCGGCAAGCGCCTGACCAAGACGACCTGCGATCGCCAAACCAAGACACTGGCCGGCCACCACGCGCCTGACGCCGTGATCAACCAGTCGATCAGCAACGGCTGGACCGGCCTGTTCCCGGAGAAGGTATTGCCAGGTGCACAGCAGGGCCAGCGGCGCCAGAACAACGAACCCGACTTCAACGACTCATCCTGGGCCGAAGGGCTGATGGTGCGCACATGAAATCAGCAAACCAACTAATGGCTGCGATGAAGAACCGTCCGCCAGAGCTGCACGGTGGCCCGGTTGTGGTCTCGCTGGAGACTGCCGAGGTGGTCAACGACCTGTTCCGCCGCCTGCGCGGCATCTTCCCGGCCTGGCGCCAAGCCTGGCCGTCCACCGAGGCCCTGGCCGCTGCCAAGGAGGAGTGGATCAAGGAGTTCGCCTCCGAGGGTATCCGCACGCTGGAGCAGATCGAGTTCGGCATCGAGAAGTGCCGCAAGCTCAAGAAGCCATTCGCGCCGAGCGTGGGTGAGTTCATCGCCATGTGCCAGCCGACGCCCGAGGACTTCGGCATGCCGGCGCCGGCCGCTGCCTGGGTCGAGGCCCTGCTGGGTGTGTACAGCCACGAGGGCGTGAAGATCGCCGCCGTGGCCACGGGCCTGTTCGACCTGCGATCGGCCCAGCAGAACGACAAGGGCCTGCAGGCTCGCTTCGACCGGGCATACCAGATCGTCCTGCGCCGCGCCCAAGAAGGCGAACCGCTCGACGGCAAGATCGCCACCGGCATCGGCCACGACAGCCAAAAGGGCGCTGCGCAGTTGGCCGACGAGTACGCCGCGCAACGCCAGGCGCGCCTGCTCGAAGTACAGCAGGTTCCCACTGGCGCCGCCGCGTGCCGTGCACACCTGCTGGCCAAGTTGAACATCAAGCGCGGTCCTGTGGCCGGCAAGGAGTGCAAGTGATGCGTACCCACATGTGGCACCGCATGGCCTACATGGGCTTCATCATCGTGAAGTGCGGCCGCAAGGTTCGGGCCACCCAGTTCACAGACCAGCCTGAAAAGGTTACCTGCAAAACCTGCCTCAATCGCATGGAGGCGCGGCCATGAGAACGCACTACGACCCCCACCCCCAGAGCGATGAGTCGACGGAGCAGGCCGCTTGCGGCACTTGGCTTGGAGAGGAAAGCAACCTCACCGGCGAGTGGTCTCGGGTTGATTGCCGGCGTTGCCTGGGACGCAAAGAAAAAATCTCTGCCGCGGTCATGGCCGAAGAAAACGCAATCGTCGAGCAGATGGGCCACATGGCCGCCTTCATGCAGGAGCAGCACTGATGGACACCAACAAAATGCGCGAAGAGTTCGAGGCGTACTGGGCCGATGTGATGCGAGGTGACGAGCCGCCGCCAGGTCGTAAGCCAACACGTAGCCGTATCGACCCCGAGAAATACGCAGGGGACGCCGCTCAATTTGCATGGAAGTGGTGGCAACGATCCCGTGCCGCTACCGGCTGGCAGCCGATGGAGTCATGCCCCAAGCATGTCGAGGTTCTGTTCTATCGCGAGGATTGCGGCGTGATCAGCGGACAGCTCACCTGCGCCGACACGTTCATGACAGACAAAGATCGAGAAAGCGGCGATTACAGCGAGGAAGAGCAGTACAGCGAAGACGCATGGTGCTACGGCCCTGACGGTGTTGAGCGACTGGATGGTGATCTTGTGCCAACGCATTGGATGCCTTACCCAGACGAGCCTGAGGTGACCCCATGAAGCGCGTATGGACAGTAATCGTAGGCCCCAAGGCCTTCCAGATGGTGCTGATGGAGCAGAGCCTGGACCGTGCGGGTGCGCTGCGTGAGGCGCAGTTGATCTGGCCTGAGTGTGAGGTGGTGGGATGAACATCGACCTCTTCAGGAAAGACCTGATTGTTGAAGTGCTGCACATGGGTGAAGGCGATGAAACCTTCATCACGGCAGTCAGCGGTCGCATCACCGTGGAGCGACTGCAGGAGATCGAAAATCAAATGGCTGACGGCGATGCGTTCGATAAGGGCGCCGGATCGTATGTGTTCGACTGCGCTTACTTCCCTGGACAGTACGGTGAGTTCGGCTACTGCGAATTGCCGCCGTGCTGGGAACTGACTCCCGTCGGATTCGTATCCCTTGAACAACTGGTCCTTGAAACGGCTGAGGAAGGCGACGATGACTGACTTCGTGATGCACAGCATGGCCGACGTCAACCGACTGATGGGTGTTCTCCAGGCCCAGGACTTCACCAAGCCCAAGAAGATCGTGATCAAGGACCAGGATCGCAGCGGCGAGCAGAACAAGAAGCTTCACGCCTGCCTGAGCGATATCGCCAAGCAGGTCGAGCACGCCGGAAAGAAGTGGGACGTCCTGATCTGGAAGCGCCTCCTGACGGCCGCCTGGCTGCGTGAGAGCGGCGAACAGCCCCAGCTGATACCAGCACTCGACGGGAACGGCTTCGACGTCGTGTACGAGCGCACAAGCCAGCTCAGCATTAAGCAGTGCGCGAGCCTGCTGGAGTGGATTCAGGCGTTTGGCGCTGAGCACCAGGTTCGCTGGAGCCAGAAGGATCTGTGGGGAGGGCAGTACTCGTGAGCCATCAATTCAAACCGGGCGACCTGGCGCTGATCGTCAAGGCCCATCACCCGGAGAACATCGGGAAGGTCGTCGAGCTGATTCGCTTTGATGATGGCGAGCTGATCGACCATCTGCCGTATGCGGATACCTACACCGAGAATCCCGACAGACTCCGGTGCTGGCTCGTTCTGGGGGAAATCACCGTTACACGCGTCGCAGGCGAGGGCTTAGGACTACGGACCAATACCACCGCTGCATTCCTCGAGCGGCATTTGATGCCCTTGCGCGGGGACTTCGCGCCCGAGCAGCAGAAAGCCAAGGAGGCTGAGCCATGCGCGTAGGTCAAGCCAGGCCGAAGAAATGCCGCGCCCCAGGCTGCGGCAAACCCTTCCATCCGACCATGACCACCCAGCGCGTATGCAGCCCGGCATGCGCCCTGGCCATGGCCCAAGACCCGAAGCTGCAGAAGGTAGCGGCCAAGGCCATCACCAAGCAGAAGCGCCAGGACCTCCAGGAGCGCCGCGAGAAGCTCAAGACGAAGGGGGAGCACCTGCGGGAGGCCCAGCAGGCGTTCAACGCTTACATACGCGAGCGGGACCGTCTGGCGGGGTATGCGTGCATATCCAGCGGGCGGCCTCTGGACTGGAACGGTAATGCCGTAGATGCCGGGCACTACCGCAGCACAGGCGCGGCCCCACACCTCCGCTTCGATGAAAACAATTGCCACGCACAAAGTAAGCACGACAACCGCTACCTGTCCGGCAACGTGGCCGAGTACCGCCTGGGCCTGATCCAGCGCATTGGCTTGGCTGCCGTCGAAGCGCTGGAGGCTGACCAGGCGCCGCGCCGCTACACCATCAAAGACCTGCAGGCCATCAAGGCCCTGTACCGCCAGAAACTTCGTGACCTCAAGAGGAAAGCAGCATGACCTGGACTATCAGCGACACGGCCTGGGCATTGCTGCTGGCCATTGCAGTCACCTCGACCTGGTGCGTGATCTACGGCAGCACCATTGCAAACCGACTCAAGAAGGGAGAACGACCATGAAAGTAATCAGCGCTCGCCAAGTTTGGCACGACGCACTGCATGAGAACCGTGCTTCCGCCTTGGCGGTTGCCGCCGAACAGGCAGCTTTGGGCAAGAAAGGCGGATCGGGTGACGTGAAGATCATGGTCATGCTCGAGAACCATGACGGGCAGGAAGTGTGCAAGGTCTACGAGGTCCGCAAGGAAGGGGTGCAGGAGACTCGTCCAGGTCGCCGACTTACCAACGACCGCTGTGCGCACATGCTGACCGCCGGCTTGGTGCTTCAGGCAATTGACTCACTGCCGAAGTCGCTGCGCCATCTGGGCAACTTCATGTACTCGCCCGTCGCCAGTGGCAACGACCTAAGCATCGCCCATGGGCTGGTGTGGCTTGGGAGCGGCCTGGAAGCGCTCACAGACCGCAAGAAGCAACGAGCCTACTGGATGGCCATGGCCGCGCTCCAATCGCACAAGATCCTCGTACACGGCGGTGAGGCGATGGGGCCCGGAGCAGTGTGCATGTTTGTCGAGGATCGTACCGGCGAGAAGATGAACCCTCAGAACTGGGCCAGGGACTGGCAGGAAGTTTGGGATGCGCTCTGCGCTCAGGTCGACAGGCTCGACAAGCAGGCGCTCAAGCCTGTTGCTCGGGTGGTGGAAAGGCTCCGCGAGCGCAATGACGGGTCGCAGGAAATAGCCGCTTGACAGTTTGAGGAGTGTTTTGGCACTATTTCGCCATCGTCACAATTTCGCCTTTGGCGAATACAGACAAGACCCGGCCCTCGCGCCGGGTTATTTATTGCCCGAAGAGGGCCTCAAGAGTCCCGAAGAACACAAACTTTGGTAAATGCCTCATTTTTTAGAGTGCACGGAACGAATTGATAGCACTATGATTCTGATAGCTTGCTAAGAAAAACCATCAGGATTCCGTGATCATGAAAAAAATCATCGCTGCTGCGGTGTTCTCCCTATTGGCCACCGGTACACAGGCTGCTGATCTATCTGGCGCAATCGGTGCAACTAGTCAGGGCGGCTTGACCGCTCGCGCAGCTGTGGGCTTCAACTGGGACAAGAGCTGGTTTGAGAGCAGCACCGGCCGCTTAACCGGGTACTGGGATGCTGGCTACACCTATTGGGAAGCTGGAGACGCTTCTGGTGGAGCCCACTCGCTGTCCTTCGCCCCTGTGTTCGTTTATGAATTTGGCAGCGGTAACATCAAGCCTTTCATCGAAGCGGGGATTGGGCTCGCAGTGTTCTCGGGCACCTCTGCAGGTGATCAGGAGTTCGGCTCGGCTTTCAACTTCGAAGACCGTATTGGTGCAGGCCTGAAGATTGGCGAAACGCAAAAGGTCGGTATCCGAGCGATCCACTATTCCAACGCTGGCATCAAACAACCGAACGACGGCATCGAGTCGTACTCGCTGTTCTATAGCCATCAGATCTAATTCACAGTCCCTCCCTTGCCCGCCTAGCGCGGGCTTTTTTGGTTTTCAGCAGGGTTCAGTGCCTGCCCTGCGACATCATCTCGCCTCAGCTATCGAATTGAGCTTCAGGCGGGAGTCTGTAGCCGGTCATCTCGGCACTCAGAGCAAACCGCTTCTCTTCAGAGCTCATTTGCTCAAGCTGCGATTTGGTCCAGTTGTGCTTCTGCATCAGGTAGTAATTTACTGCCGAAATACCGTACAGGTCTGGCGGCAGTAGGTGGGTCTTTGCTAGATGATCTCCAAACACATCAAGTATGTAGGCCATCTCTGCTTCCGCCTGATAGAGGCGCAGCGTTGTTTCATAGTGGCTTCGTGACCTGGGCACTGCGACGCTCCTGCTAGGACAGACAAATCGATCTTGTGGTGTGACGTTAAGTCGCACTTTAACGACACAATAGAATTACCGGCCTCGACGTTCGTCGTTGCCTGTTCCTCCCAGGAGAAATTGATGGACCCGACCGACTTCGGCCCAGGCACAGCCACCTGGCTGGGCGGTACGGGCACTGTCCTGCTGGGCGGCTTCCTTTGGCTGCGCAAATTCCTATCGAAGGATGCCGCCGACCGAGCCATGGACAACGCGGATATCGGCACCGTCCGGCGCCTGAACGAACTGCTCGACTCCGAGCGCGAGGCCCGCAAGCTTGCCGAGGCCCGCGCTGATCAGTTCGCCAAAGAGCGCAACGACCTAGCCGCCACCGTTGGGCGCATGGAAGGGAAGATCGAGGCGCTGACCAGCCAGGTTGGCCAGCTCACTGAGCGCGTATCGCTGCAAAGCGAAGAGATCGCCCGCTTGCGCACCAAGCTCGGAGGTATGTCGTGATGGACAGATGCGCACTTGAATTCATTGCCCGCCGCTGGTGGCGCCGCATTGAGGTCTGGGTAATCGCCCTTCTGCTCGTAGTCGGGGGCGGGTTCGGTGGCTACCAGCTCGCCCAGTGGGCCCTGGCCCATAGCTACCTGGAGCAAGTCGCCGAGATTCGCGCCGCCTATGACGAAGCCAGCATGCAGCGAGATCAGCGCCTGGATGAATTGGCCAGGCAGACGGGCAGCGCGGCGGCCAAGGCGTCGAAAGCCGCAACTACAGCCACCCAAGCAGCAGACAAGGCAGACCAAGCTGTAGATCGGGCAGGGGAAGCGCTCAACCGCGTGACACCTTGATCCGCGCCACGAAATGGACATGCGCCGTTTCGTGGCGCGGAGACCTCTATGACGAATGTCACTCGCCTGCGTCATGTTCTACCGATGCCTGCCGACGTGGTGGCCGCTACCAATGCGCTCGACTCGGCGCTGATCAAGGCGATCGATGCAGCCAAGGAAGCAGGACTGCCTCAGGGGCTGCTCGTCGCTATCTTGCACGGGCATGCCCATGCAGAGACCCGCAAAATGGTGGGTTAAAAGTCGATCTTTGCCTGGAGTACGCAACGGCAGTACTCACATGTACAGTTCTGTTTGAGCAATTGAACAAAATCAACGTCAACTGAGAGCAGCTTCCCATTCATCGACGTGCACCAATCACAGTCGCGCTCATCGCCGCACGTCATCGGGCTGTAATGCAGGATGCCAAGGCTTTTCATCTTGGCAATCTGCTGATGCCGGTTATGGTCAAATGTTGCTCGGTAGTACAACGGGTTCATTACCTCTTTAGGGCCTAGACGCAGACCTTCCAACGTCAATGCCTGACAGTGGCTGCTTGTGATTTTGAGACGAGCGTTTATTCCCAGAGATTTTTTCTCATCTGTCGTGAGGGGTATCCCGTCTTTCAGCTTTTCCACGTGTAAAAAGTCGAGCAGTACCATCATGCGTCCAGACTCCTGGATAAAGGGACACTTCTCAATTTCCTCTTTGAAATAGTCTGCGAGACTCCGCTGATCTGGCATGACAGGACTCGCGTTGCTTTCCGATGCAGCTGCTACGGGCTTTACTGGTGTTGCTCTGAACAGTGAGCAAATCATCTTCTTAAGCATTGTCCTATTTCCGCGCTGGCTCTCGTGAGTTTGCAGACATCAATACCGGCCAGGATCCATCAATTCAAGGGTAGCGTCGTTATGAGCAGACCAACCCCTCCGGCTGATCTGCTCGACCAAATCTTCCTAACCCTGCGCCCAGCGTCTGAGGTGTGGGGGTGGATCAACGCCGAGATACTGGCCGACACCGGCAGCCTGCATAACCCCGACCACGCCCATCTGCTGGATGCCAACGTGCAGGTGCTATGGGCATCGCATTCATTCGCCAAACAGGGCCGCACGGTGCTGGGCCAGGCCGAGCAGGTGATGATCCGCGCAGGTGGTTGGCAGAAGGCCCGACAAGAGCAGCAGATGCGCGAGTGGTTCGGAGAAGAGCCACAGTTCCTTATCACCCTGGCAGCCGACTACTGCGCCCAGTGCACCGACGCGGAGTTCTGTGCACTGGTCGAACACGAGCTCTATCACATCGCCCAGGCGACGGATCAGTACGGTGCACCCAAGTTCACCCAGGACGGTCTGCCCAAGCTGGAGATGCGCGGGCACGACGTCGAAGAGTTCGTCGGTGTGGTGAGGCGCTACGGTGCCAGCCACGACGTACAGCAGCTGATAGACGCTGCAAGCCGGCCGCCCGAGGTGGCCAAGATCAACATTGCGAGGGCCTGCGGAACCTGCCTGCTCAAGTCGGCCTGAATCCTGACAGGTCCTGACGGACGACATTCACATGGCAGCACTACGAAGCGAGGTCAAAGCCTTCATTGTTCAGGCTCTGGCCTGCTTCGATACACCGTCGCAGGTGGTGGAGGCCGTCAAGAAGGAATTCGGCATCGAGCTGAGCCGCCAAACGTGCGAAGGGCACGACCCGACCAAGTACGCAGGGCGTGGCCTTGCTCAGAAGTGGATCGATCTGTTCAACGACACCCGCAAGCGTTTCCGCGAGGAGACAGCTGAGATCCCGATCGCCAACCGAGCGTTCCGCCTTCGCGGCCTCGGTCGAATGGCTGAGAAAGCCGAGAGTATGCGCAACCTGGCGCTGACTGCTCAGCTGTACGAGCAGGCAGCCAAGGAATGCGGCGACATGTACGTCAACCGCAAGATCGAACCCGACAAGCCCCTGGGCTCCCAGGCGGACCAGCAGCACGCCGTTGCTGAGTACACGCTGGAGCCAGATGAGAATGTCCCGACTACCCCGCACCTATGACCCGCCGGTAAAGCTGACGCCCAAGCAGGCGAACATCTACTGCTGGGGCTTCCAACCTGAGGCTCGCTTCCGTGATGCGGTGTGCGGGCGTCGATTCGGCAAGACCTTCCTCGGCAAGGCAGAGATGCGCCGCGCAGCACGTTTGGCTGCGGAGTGGGGCGTGAGCGTCGAGGACGAGATCTGGTACGGTGCGCCGACGTTCAAGCAAGCCAAGCGGGTGTTTTGGCGCCGGTTGAAGCAGGCCATCCCAGAAGCCTGGCGTGCGACCCGTCCGAACGAAACCGAATGCTCGATCACGCTCAAGTCCGGCCACATCATGCGAGTGGTCGGTCTGGACAATTACGACAACCTGCGCGGCTCCGGCCTGTTCTTTGTGTTGGTGGACGAGTGGGCCGACTGCCCGTGGGCGGCGTGGGAGGAAGTGCTGCGGCCGATGCTTTCGACGTGCCAGTACACGATCGCGCAGACAGGGGAGGCTCGGAAGGGTGGCCACGCACTGCGGATCGGTACGCCGAAGGGCTTCAACCACTGCTATGACACCTACCGGGATGGCCAACCAGGTGGCGAGCCCGACCACAAGAGCTGGCAGTACACCTCGCTCCAGGGTGGCAATGTCCCGGCCGAGGAGCTGGACGCGGCCCGACGCAAGATGGACCCGCGCACGTTCCGCCAGGAATACGAGGCCGGGTTCGAGAACTATGCGGGTGTCGTCTACTACACCTTTGACCGGAATGAGTGCCGCACTAGCGCGCGCATCGAGCCAGGCGAGGCTCTACACATCGGCATGGACTTCAACGTCATGAAGATGGCGGCGGTCGTGTACGTGGTCCGGGACGGCCTGCCGCTGGCGCTGGACGAATTCCATTCGGTGCGCGATACGCCGGAGATGATCGACAAGATCAAGGCGCGATTCCCTGGGCATGGCATCTCCGTGTATCCAGACGCCAGCGGACAGAACACCAGCAGCAAGAATGCCAGCGAATCGGACCTGTCCTTGCTCAAAAAGGCCGGCTTCACCGTAGTGGTCGATTCGCAGAACCCTGGCGTGAAGGACCGCATAAACGCGGTCAACTCCATGTTCCTGAACACCTACGGTGAGCGCCGCCTCAAGGTCAACATTGACCAGTGCCCGCAGCTCACCCAGTGCCTGGAGCGCCAGACCTACACGGACAAGGGCGAGCCGGACAAAGACCCGAAGAAAGGTCACGACCATATGAACGACGCCGCGGGCTATTTCATCGCCAAGCGGTTCCCGATCAAGACTCAGTCCGCCGGCACCCGCCGCATCGGAGGTTTGGCGTAATGCCTGTTCAATCCACCAACCCAGAGTACGACGCTCACATCGAAGAGTGGCGGATGATGGACGATGCTCTGGAAGGCGAGTGCGCCATCAAGGGCAGTCCACGCAACCTGCCCAAGCCAAGCGGCATGGTCGAAGCTGAAAAGCTGGATGGCCAGGGCAATGCCTACCTCTACCAGAACTACACGGCACGGGCCCAGTACGAGCACTGGGTGCGCGATTCGCTGCGCTCGATGATGGGCCTGGTCTCCCGGCTCATTCCTGAGGTGAAACTGCCCAGCGGGCTGAAGGGCGTGGAAGAGAACGCCACCGCTGACGGGTTCGGCCTGACTCAACTCTTCCTGCGCATCGTTCGGCAGACCATCTCCCACGGGCGGGTGCCGCTTGTGGTCAACGTGGACGACCAGGGCCAGCCTTACTTTGCAACCTACGCTGCTCGGAATGGCATTAACTGGGATACCGCCGACCAAGGCGGGCGCCAGGACCTGGTGCTGGCCGTGTTCCGCGAGTTCCGCAAGAAGGCGGAGGACCGCTACAGCCATCAGTGCCAGACGGTCTACCGCGAGTTCTTCATGCAGGGGCAAGTCTGCTACACGGCTGTGCGCAACGAAGCAGGCGAACTCATCGATGATGAGCGTCCCCTTGGTACCGTTGGCTCAGGTAACCAGCTCGTGCGTGGGCTCGAGTACATCCCGGTCATCTACTGCGGCTCGACCGACAACTCACCAGACGTGGACGAGATCCCGCTGCTGACCATGGCCAGGGCTGCGCTGAAGTCGTACCAGCTCAGCGCGGACTACTTCACCGCTCTCCACCAGACCAGCCATCCCCAGCCATGGGTGTCCGGCCTGGACGAAAGCGTGGAGCTCAGTGTGACCGGGCCGTCTGCAGCCTGGGATCTCGGACCCAAGGGTCAGTGCGGCTATCTGGAGTTCCAAGGGGCAGGCGTTGAGGCTGTCCGAACGGCCATGTCTGACCAGAAGAGCGCAGCCCTCGAAGCTGGCGCCAAGGTCATGGACGTGTCCGGCACTGAATCAGGCGAGGCCCGCAAGACCCGCCAGAACGACCAGCACGCCACGCTGCACAGCATCGTCATCACCGCAGCGTCGGCTATTGAGCAGGCCTTGCGGTATGCCGCTGAGTGGACTGGCTACAACCCGGACGACGTGGTATTCACCGTTAAGCCTGAGTTTGTGATCCCTGAGGTCAACGCCCAGGTGCTGGCTGAGCTGCAGAAGAGCGTCATGGCCGGCACGATCAGCGCCGAGACCTACTGGCAGTACCTCACCACCGGCAAGCTGCCCGAGCGGGCCTACGACGAAGAGGCCGGGCTGATCAGCGACGAGCGCGAGTCAGCCGGCATCAACCTGGACACTGACGATGGCGACGAAACCAATGCAAACGGCGGACGAGATGCTGCTGGAGCAGGTCAGTCGGCACGCGGTGCTGCTGGAGCGGCTGAAGGCAGGTGAGGTCAAGAAGTTTGAGACGGTCCTGCGCCAGGTGGATACCCAGGTGCGGGACCAACTCACACGCCGCGAGCTGACCACATACAGCCGGGGCCGCTTGGAAGAATTCCTGTCGAGAGTCGGCGGGAAGCTACTAGGCATCTACCAAGCCTTTGGCGACAGCATGCAGGCCGACCTGGTGGACATCGCGCAGTACCTGGCCGCGTTCGAGAGCCGTAGCCTGTCCAAGGCGCTACTGATCGACGCCATCATGCCGACCGACTCGCTGATCCGAGCCGCGATCAATACGCAGCCTCTTCAGGTGGCAGGGATCGACGGCGGTACGCTGCTAAAGCCCTTCCTGAGCGGCTGGACGCGCACTGAGTCGACCCGGGTGACCAATGCCATCCGCCTTGGCGTGGTGCAGGGCCAGACCAACGCTGAGATCACCAAGGCTATACGCGGCACGGCCGCACAAAACTTCACCGATGGCGTTCTGGCGGTCAGTAACCGCAACGCTCGTTCGGTGGTGCACACCGCCGTGCAGCATGTGTCTGCAACGGCACGCATGGAGACGCTGGCCGCAAACGCCGAGTTCGTCCCGGGCTACCGCATCGTGGCCACCCTCGACCGGAAGACCAGCCAGCAGTGCAAAAGCCTGGACGGACGCGAGTTTGAGATAGGGAAGGGGCCGGTGCCGCCATTCCACGTCAACTGCCGGACGACCATTACGCCGATCACCAAGCTGTCGGCCGCATTCGCTAAGGGTGCCACACGCGCCTCAGTGGGCGCCTCTGGCGGCGCGCAGGTCTCGGCCAGCCTCAGCTACTACCAATGGCTCAAGACGCAGCCTGCGGCGTTCCAGGACGCGGCGCTGGGCCCGGTGCGTGCAAAGCTGTTCCGAGACGGAGGCCTCACGGCTGAGCGTTTCGCCTCGCTGCAGTTGGACAAGAACTTCAAGCCGCTGACGCTCGCCCAGGTCAAACAGCTAGAGCCACAGATCTTTCATAGTGCGGGCATATCGTGAGAATTGCGCAGCGTTGAAGGCAAATGACGCCTCGGTTAATATCCGAGGCCCTTAAAATGCCCTTAACTCAGCCTGTGCGCAGGCCGGAGATAGATTATGCAGCCAGAGTTCCAAGTCCGGGAGGTCACCCGGTACATCATTACCCGTTACGATGGGAAGACTATCAAGACGGTCGTCGAATGCCAGTCTCTGGCTGCGGCCAACGAGCTCAAGAATGCTCTTGTGCAGCAGGCCGAATCTATGTCCCATTCTCAACCCCCAGACGATTTTGATCTCTATCACGCAAATCTCGGACTTTCCTACAACTCGCTTGCGAACAACGATGTTCGAACTTTCGGCCAATTGCGAGTGATGAGCAAGAAGCAACTAAGGGCCCTGAAGGGTATGGGGCCGACTAGGCTCACTCCAATTTTGGATTATCTGGCTAGGCATGGAATACATCTCTAGCAGACCTAACCCCTAACTCAAGCAACCTCGGCAATGCCGGGGTTTTTTTATGCCCGCAAGGCGGGCCAACCAGTCCCAAGGGGATAGCCACATGCCTTTTGACTTCGACCCGGCCGCCCACGGCCTGACCCTCGACGAAACCCAAACTGCCGCGCTGAAGGCGGCGCTCGGCGGAGAGGTACAGAAATTCCTGGACGTGGAGGTCTCGGGCCTCAAGTCCAAGAATCGGGAGTTGATCGACTCCAACAAGACCATCAAGACCGAACTGGACGGCCTCAAGGGCAAGTTCGAAGGCTTGGACATTGAAGCCGTCAAAGGCCTGCTGGCCAAGGCCGGCCAGGACGAAGAAACCAAGCTGATTGCCGAGGGCAAGCTGGACGAGGTCATCAGCCGCCGCACCGAGCGCCTGCGCACCGACCTGGACAAGCAGGTCAAGGCTGCCAACGAGCGTGCCGACAAGGCCGAGGCCTTCGCTGCCAAGTACAGCGACAAGGTGCTGGCTGACTCCATCCGCGCTGCTGCCATCAAGGCTGGCGCGCTGCCCGAGGCTGCCGAGGACATCATCCTCCGCGCCCGTGGCACCTTCAAACTGAGCGAAGACGGCGAGCCCGTTGCCACTGATCGTGCCGGCGAAGTCGTGTACGGGAAGGACGGCAAGACCCCACTGTCTCCCCTCGAATGGGCGGAATCGCTGCGCGAAACCGCTACCCACCTGTGGCCAAGGGCTCAGGGTGCCGGGCAGACCGGCGACAACGGTGGCAAGGCCACGAAGAAATGGGGCGAGTACTCCGAGCAAGAGCGCGCCGCGCTGGCTCGAGACAACCCTGAAGCGTTCAAGCGACTCCAAGCCACCCAAGGAACCTAATCCATGGCAACTACCCAGCTGTCGGACATTTTCGTCCGCGACTACTACGGCGCGTTGGCGCCGGTCAACACCCCCGAAAAAACCGCCGTCTTCGAATCGGGCATCGTGACCCGCTCGCCGACGCTGGACAACATCGCCAACAACGGCCAAGGCACCTCCGAGATCAGCTACTGGCAGGATCTCGATGCCGACGAGGCGCCAAACATTTCAAACGACAATCCGGATGACCTGGGCGAGGTCGGCAAGGCCGAGCAGGGCAGCATGCGTGCCCGCACGCTGTACCTCAACAAGGGCTACGGTGTCGCTGACCTCACGGCCGAGCTGGCCAACAGCGAGCCGATGCAGCACATCCGCAACCGCTTCGGCACGTACTGGACCCGTCAGTGGCAGCGGTACCTGCTGGGCGCCGCGCGAGGCATCATCGCCTCGAACATCGCCAACAACGGTGGTGACATGGTCAAGGACGCCGGTGCCAGCATCAGCGCCTCCGCGTTCCAGGATGCGGCCTTCACCGCAGGCGACGCGGCAGATATGTTCGGCGCGATCGGCGTGCACTCGGTCGTCATGAACCAGATGGTCAAGCAGGACCTGATCGAGTACCTGCGCGACTCCACTGGCAAAATCATCCTGGCTACATACCTCGGCAAGCCGGTATTCATGGACGACAGCCTGACCTACGCGTCCGGCCAGTTCCTGTCAGTCTTCTTCGGTCAAGGCGCATTCGGCTACGGCGAAGGCACCCCTCACACCCCTGTCGAGATGCAGCGCAAGCCTGACGGCGGTAACGGCGGTGGCGCCGAGGTTCTGTGGGAGCGCAAGACCTTCATCCTGCAACCCGCCGGTTTCAGCTGGAAAGGCAGCAACAACCTGAACCTGAGCCCGAATGCCACCCAGTACGCCAGCGCTGGGAACTGGGAGCGCGTCTTCGACCGCAAGCAGGTACCTTTCGCCGCCGTCATCAGCGGCACCGCCACCCCTTGATCCGTCATGCGGGGCGCTGACCTGGCGCCCTGCGCAGGAGACCACCATGAAAGTCATCTACACCGACAAGCCAGGCCGCGAGCGCGGCGTTTGTTACCGACTCCTGAGCCAGTTCTTCGGGGTCATCGACGGCGCAACCCAGGTTGTGGTCGAAGGCGAGGCACCCGACATCGTTGAGGCCTACGAGGCTGCCGGCATCAAGGTCGGCGAGCAATCCGGGGGCGACCAGTCTGAAACAGACCCGCACAAGATGAACGTGCCTGAGCTGAAGGAATGGCTCGCCGCGAAGGGTATCGAGTTCGACGCCAGCGCGAAGAAGCCCGACCTGCAAGCGCTGATCCCGCAGGAGTAAGGCCATGACCGACTTCGTCACCGAGGCCGATGTGGTCCAGCAGCTGGGGCCGGACTGGGCAGGCGACGGTGATGCGGTCCTTGCCGTGGCCATGGCCAACGCCTGGCTCACGGCCAAGATCAAGCGCGCCGTGCCCGAGGTGGTGCCGGACGCCATCAAGTCCGCCGGTGCGCAGGTGGCCAAGCTGGCCGCAGCAGGGAAGCTCTACAAGGACACCCAGCGCGAAGTGCAGAGCAAGACTGTGTCGGCCCAGGCTGGCACCTCGACCAGCAAGACCTACGTTGCGGGGTCTGTTGATCGCTCGACCGGTGAGAACTTCGCCCTCGACCTCATCGCGCCCTGGACCCGCCGCGCTGGCACCGTAATGCTCAAGAGGATCTGACCCATGGGCATGCGCGAAGAACTGCAGGCCGATTTGGCGGAAGCGTTCGATGATCCAGACGGCCTTGCCGACGCGGTGAAGCCCGTTGCCGGGAGCCGCACGGTCAAGGGCGGGTATGACCCCGAGATCGGCGGCACTGTCCCGGCCTCGACCATCCATTACATCGGGCGCGGCGTGTTCGGCAGCTACCTGGCCAAGGAGATCGACGGCTCACGTATCCAGACCCAGGACGTGAAGCTCCTGGTGCTGCAGAACGAATTGTTCGAAGGGCAGGCCGATGCCGCGACAGCCATTCCGGCCGTACCGAAGATCGGTGACCTGATCAGCGGGTTTCGGACGCTCAACGTCTCCGAAGACCCAGCCAAGGCTACCTGGACCGTGCAACTGAGGAAGTGACATGCCACGCGTATCACACATGACCCAGCGCTATGGCGGGCTTGAGGGAGGGTTCGCCGAGAGCATCCGCGCATTCGCCGAGCAGGCTCAGCAGGCCATGGATTCGACGTTTCAAAATATTGTGATTGAGATTGGTATCAGCGTCATCACGATGTCGCCCGTAGGTAACCCGGAGGTCTGGGCGGCCAACGTTGCGCATCAGGATAAGGCCAAGCGCGCCGCCGATGACTACGATTTCAAGGTCTCGGTGCGGAACACCTTGATCAACCTGAACCAAGACAACTTCACTAAGGCCGGCAAGCTGCGCAGGGGCGTGAAGTACGCCAAGCCCCTGACCAAGACCGAGCGCGAGCAGAACTTCGCGACCAATGGTCTGGTAGCGGGTCAGGGCTACGTCGGTGGCCGCTTCCGGGGTAACTGGCAGTTCTCCATCGACTCGCCCGCTACTGATGAGCTTGACCGTATCGACCCATCCGGCAGCGAGACGATTGCTGCGCTGCTGAGCCAGGTGCAGGCGCTGACCATCGGCCAGACGGCCTACATCGTGAACAACCTGCCGTATGCGATTCCGCTGGAATACGGGCATTCAACCCAGGCCCCGGCCGGCATGGTCAGGGTCACCCTGGCCAACTTCCAGCGCATCGTCGACGAAGCTATCAGGAACAACAGGGTATGAGCCATGCACGAGCCCGCCAGGCCATCGAGATCAAGCTGATGGCCTGGGCCACCGCGCGCCCGATCCGGGTTGCCAACTTCGAGGAGGAGTTCGAGGCCGAGTCCGGTGAGACCTATCTTCGAGCCTACTTGCTGCCGGCCAGCACCAGCTGCCGCTACCTGGGCGGCGACGCCTACGAATACACCGGCGTCTACCAGGTCAGCATCGTTTGCCCGGCAGGCCAGGCCCTGGGGGTTGCCGAATCGCTGGTCGACGAGCTGAGCAGCCTGTTCCGGGTTGATACAGAGCTAAGCCGCAGCGGCTTCGAAGGCCTGCTCACCGAGCCACTGGAGCAGGGCCCGACCATCACCGAGTCGGCGACCTACACGGTCCCGACCAGCTTCACCTACCGCGGCATCGCCGACCAATCGCCCGTAGGGGCATAACCATCCGCCACCTGGCGAACCTTCAAGAGGAAATACCCATGGCCGCACGCTTCCCGCTGCCGAACGGCTCTGTGCTGGAAATCGCCAGCGTACTCGCCGCTGCCGTAGCCTTTACTGCCTTGACCAACGCTGCACCTCCGGTGGCGACCGCCGCAGGGCACAACATCAAGAACGGCGACGTACTGGTCGTCAGCTCCGGTTGGTCCCTGATCAACGACCGCGCTGTCCGCGCTGCCAGTGTCGCCACGGACAAGTTCTCCATGGCCGGCCTGAATACCACCAACGCCGACAAGTACACCGCCGGCGCAGGTGTGGGCTCTGTGATCCCGGTGAGCAACTGGGCGCAGATCTCCAAGGTGACCGCCTTCACCTCATCCGGCGGCGAGCAGCAGTACCTCACCGTCGGGTACCTGGAGGACGATGACGATCGCCAGTTCCCCACCAACCGCAATCCCATCACCTTGTCGATCACTGTCGAAGATCAGCCAGCCGCTGCCTACGTGGGTCTGGTTGAAGCCTACGGCGATAGCAAAGAGCTGACCGTCGTTCGCCTCAAGCTGCCCAACGGCGACCAGATCCTCTATCCGGGCTACGTGAGCATCACCACCACTCCGACGATGGAGCGCAACAACCTGATGACCCGAACCATCAGCATCGCGCTCTCGGGCCGTCCGGTTCGCTACCTGGCTGCTGCCTAAGGAAACCTCATGGCGAAGATCAAAATCGCGCAGAACCCGACCTTTACTGCCGAGGTGCAGGTGCCTCGAATCGGTGGAGAGTCGGTGCCGGTGGAGTTCGAGTTCCGCTACATGGACCGCGTAGCGCTGGCTGGCATGTTTGATCGCTGGAACAAGGCGCGCGACGCCTGGGCCGAGAAGGCCAAGTCCGAAGACGCCACCTGGGAAGAGGTGACAGCCGGCGAGATCGCCCTGCAGGCTGAGCAATTGGGCGAAATCGTCACCGGGTGGGACCTGGAGGACAAGTTCAGCCAGAAAGCGATCCTTGATCTGGTGCGTACCTGTACAGGGGCGCCAAAGGCCGTCATCGACGCCTTCCAGGCTGCCTACAGCCCAGCCCGCCTGGGAAACTGAGGGCGGCCGCCCGGGCGTGCTATGAGCAGGGCCCTTCTGCCGAGCAGTTGGCCGCCCTCGGCCTGACCCTGGCAGACATTGCGGAAGAGGAAGTAGAGGTTTGGCCAGATGCCTGGTCTGCCTTCCGCCTGTTCGATGCTATGGGTACGCAGTGGCGGGTTGGCCCGGGCGGCCCGTCCGGGCTGGATTACACCGCTATCCCCACCACAGCCACCATGCTCGGCATCAAAAGCCGCGACCTTCCCGATATTTTTCCCGATCTCCGCGTGATGGAAGTCGAGGCCCTGGCCGTCATGGCCGAATCCATGGAGTAGATCATGACCACCATTGCCTCCCTCGGTCTTCAGATCGATTCCGGTGATGCTGTTGAGGCCAAGGATAACCTCGACCAACTGACGGACGCCGGCAAGCGCAGCGAGGAATCGGCTGGCCGAACCGGGCGTGCCTGGGAGACTGCGCTGGGCAGCCTGCAGGGTGACACCCGGCAGATCGTGCAGGAGCTGCAATCGCTCAACGCTAAGCAGGCCGAACTCGCGCAGCAGATGGCCACCGTGGGCCGCGCCGTTACCAGCGCATCCACGGCATTCAGCAGCGCTGCAGCGAACATGGGCTCCTTCCGGGCTGAGGCCGCGCAAGCTGGGCAAGTCCAGCAGGCGCTGACTAATGCCACGGATGCCGGTGCCCAGGCTGGGCGTCGTGCCGCTGAGTCCGCTGACGAGCAACAGGCCAGGATTCTGGCCGTGGCTAAAGCCTCTTTGGAGGCTAGCCAGTATGTTCAGACGCTCAATCGGGCCACTGAACAGAGCGCGGAGGTCACCGCCCAGGCGAACGCCGTGCTCTCAGATAGCGCCAGCCGTCAGGCGGCCATCAACAGTCGAGCTCAGGCCCTTATCGCAACCGAAGAGCGTCAGGCTGAGGCGGCGAGGAGGGCAGCCGGCGCGCATCGGGAAGAAGGCCAGGCGCTGGAAGAGCTGCTGGGCAAGATCGACCCGACCGTCGCTGCGCTGGGCCGTCTGGACCAGATGGAACAGAGGCTGAAGAGCTTCAGTGCGAGCGGTGCACTGGATGCTGAAACCTTCGGCGAGTACCAGTCAAAGATCGATCAAGCGCGCACGGCTTTGGGAGGCGCAGATACAGCGCTGAACAAGACCGGCATGTCAGCCAAGGCAACCGCCGCCGCGCTTCGCGGGGTCCCAGCGCAGTTCACTGACATCGTCGTCTCCCTGCAAGGCGGTCAGGCGCCGCTCACCGTCTTGCTCCAGCAGGGCGGGCAGTTGAAAGACATGTTTGGTGGCGTCGGGCCGGCCATCAAGGCCCTCGGCGGATACGTGCTTGGCCTGGTGAACCCCTTCACTGTCGCCGCAGCTGCTGTTGGCGTTCTGGGTTATGCGTACTACAAAGGCAGCGAGGAAGCCGTTGGCTTTCAAAAGGCCTTGATCACCACCGGCAACGCCGCGGGCACTACTGCTGACCGGTTATCAGGAATGGCTGCTCAGGTATCGGCCACGGTGGGTACCACCGGCGCCGCTGCGGAAGTTCTCACCCAACTGGCTGGTAGTGGGAAGGTTGCCGCCAACAGCTTCGTCGAGATCACCGAGGCTGCGCTTGAGTGGCGGGATGCTACGGGCCGCGCAGTGGAGGAGACCGTCGCCGAGTTTGTGAAGATCGGAAAGGACCCGGTCGCAGCGGCCAAGGACCTGAACGAGCAATACAGCTTCCTGACTGCCTCGACTTATTCGCAGATTGTTGCGTTGAAAGAGCAGGGCGACACCATCGGAGCCGCCAAACTGCTCACCGACACCTACGTCGATACCATCAAGAATCGCAGCAAGGAGGTCACTGAGAACCTTTCGATCTGGGAACGCGGCTGGAAGGCGTTGCGTGGCGAGGTTGCTGCAACGGTTGATTCGGTCAAGAACATTGGCCGGGACCAGGATATCGCAAGCCGCATCGTCGATTTACAGCAGCAGGTGGCTGCAGCCCAGAGCGCTGTGAATGCCGACAAGGATGACAGCGATGCTCAGAAGAAGCTGACCAACGCGAATCTTGAGCTGAAGGGCCTGATTCAGCAGCGGGACACGCTAGCGGCGATCGCCAGCGCCCGCGCTCTGGACTCCCAGCAGCAACAGGCAGCTGTTGTCGCGATTGGCAAGATCGATGCTTTGGAGAAATCCGCCAGGACGAACGCCGAAAAGCGAGCCGATGCGCTGAAGGACTACAACAAGTCCCTTGAAGCCATCCGCAAGGTCAATCCGAATGATGAGCGCCTGAGGCCCGAGAACATTGCCCGGGTGCAGGGCGACATCGCCAAGCAATTCAAGGATCCAGCTGGACGAACAGGGTCGGTAGATCTCTCCGAGTTCAACGACCAGAAGAATGCGCTGAGCGCCATCCTGGCTGAATACAAGAACCACCAGAGGGAGCTTGATGCGGCGCAGAAGGCCGGCCTGATCTCTCAGGAGTCGTACGCCGCCCAGCGCGCTGCAATCATCGAGCAGCAGAAGGCAGAGGTCACCAACGCCTACGAGGCTGAGATCAAAGCCTTGGAGGCGGCTAGAGGGCGGGCAAGCACCAGCGCGCAGCAGCGAATCCAGCTTGACCAGAAGATCGCCGGTGCCCGCGCTGCAATGCTCAAGGCGCAGAAGGATGCCGATACCGAACTGTCGGTGCTTGCCACCAACGAGCAGGGCCGGCTGGCTAAACAGGCTAGGGCAGTGCAGACCTACACGGATGCGCTCGGCCAGCAGGTCACAGCGCTTAGGCTGCAGGGGCAGCGCTCCGCAGACGGGCTTGGACTGGGTGATCGTCAGCGCGGCTTGCAGGATCAGCAGTACGGAATCACTGATCGCATCAACCAACAGCGCCTGGACCTGGCCAACCAGTACGGCGACGGCTCCCGCGGCATGAGCCTTGATGAGTACAACCAGAAGCTGGCGGCTCTGAACAAAACCGAGAAGGACTTACAGGAAACCACCATCGCCAACTACGACCAGATGACGGCCGCGCAGGGCGACTGGCGCAAGGGGGCGTCCTCTGCCTTCCAGAACTACCTGGAGCAGGCCCGAGATGTCGCCGGGCAGACACGATCCTTGTTCACCAACGCATTCAGCTCGATGGAGGATGCGGTTGTGAATTTTGCCATGACTGGCAAGTTCTCGTTCGCGGACTTCACCAAGTCGATCCTGGCTGACATGGTCCGGATCGAGACGCAGCGCGCTGCCTCTGGGCTGCTTGGCAGTCTGGTGAGCTGGGGCGCCACTGCGGCCTCCGCCTATTTTGGCGGCGGTGGGGGCAACGGCATGGAGGCCGGCTCAGCGGGCGCTGTTTCCTCGAACCTCGGTGCGTCGCAGGCAGGCTACAGGAGCACCTACTTCCCTCAAGCTCTTGGCGGCGCCTGGTCGAATGGCGTGCAGCTGTTTGCAAATGGCGGCGCGTTCACCAACTCGATTGTGAGTACACCCACGGCGTTCGGCATGGCTGGCGGCAGGATGGGCGTGATGGGAGAGGCAGGCGACGAGGCCGTCATGCCTTTGACCAGGACCTCAGGTGGTCAGCTCGGGGTAAGAGCGGTAGGCGGTGGAGCTACCTCCATTACTCTATCCGCCCCTGTGAGCCTGGTCATGGAGGACAGAAGCAGCGAGGGCATGCAGCTCGACCAAACGCTGCTCCAGCAGAACATGCAGAAGCAAATGCAGATGGCTGCCGAGAAAGCGGTCGCTGACTCATGGCGCCCAGGTGGCGTCAGCCATCGAAACACTACCGGGAGGCGCTGATGGCCATCGAGAAATTCAGCTGGCCAACCCAGCGTGGGGAAACGCCGGAGATCAGCTACCGCACTCGCGAATCCCGGTTTGGGGGCGGGTACCGGCAGGTGGTCGGTGACGGGCCCAACAACATGGAAGACAGCTACCCCATCACTGTCACCGGCACGAAGGCCCAAGTACGCAAAGTCATGCAGTTTTTCGACAGGCACGGCGGGGCTAAGGCTTTTCTGTGGACCACGCCGCTCGGGGATCTTGGCTTATTCACCTGCAAAGACCCCAAGCCTACGCCGGTGGGTGGTGGTCGTTTCAAAGTGACCGCCACCCTCGAGCGGGCTTTTCACCCATAAGGAACCAGCATGTCACTGATCAAGGACATCCAGACCCTGGAGCCTGGCAACGAGGTGCTGCTGTTCGAACTCGACGGTTCGGACTTCGGCGCCGACACCCTTCGCTTCCATGGCCATGCGATTCCTCATACCCCCGAGGAGTTGCGAGCAGCCGGCGCCAATGCCGATCAGCTGCAGGCCAAGTCAATCTGGTGGCAGGACAACGAGTACAGCGCCTGGCCAGTGCGGATCGAAGGCATCGAGGCAAACTCCGACGGCACTGCGGTGCGGCCGACGTTCAGCGTGGGCAACGTCAATGGCCGGATCACCGCGCTGTGCTTGGCCTTCGACAACTTGCTCGAGTTCAAGCTGACCATACGGCACACCTTCGCTGATTACCTGGACGCTGCGAACTTCCCCGGCGGCAACCCCTCAGCAGATCCGGCAGAGGAGGCAATCGAAGTCTGGTACATCGACCAGAAAGTGTCCGAGAGCGGCACGACTGTAGCCTGGGAGCTTGCAAGCCCGGGCGATGTGGGTGGTGAGACGATTGGGCGTCAGATGACGCAGCTATGCCATTGGGCGATGACGGCAGGGTACCGGGGGCCGAACTGTGGCTACACCGGCCCCTACTACGACATGGACGGAAACCCTACGTCAGACCCAACTAAGGACCAGTGCAACGGCTGCCTGGACACCGGCTGCACCGTCCGGCATGGCCAGGGCAACGAACTTCCCTTCGGCGGTTTCCCTGCCGTCTCGCTGATCGCCCGGAGCTGACCATGCGTAAACACATTCTCGCCACCGTGCAAGCGCACGCAGCGGCTGAATACCCCCGTGAGTGCTGCGGTCTACTGCTGCAGGTTGGCCGAAGGCAGGTCTATCACCCGTGCACCAACGCATCCAATGATCCGACTGAGGAATTCCGGATTGCACCTGAACAGTACGCCGAGGCCGAAGACTCGGGCGAGGTGATTGGAATCTTTCACTCGCATCCTGACGCCACCAGCAGGCCGTCTCCGCGGGACTTGGCCATGTGCGAGGCCACGGGCCTGCCTTGGTACATATTGTCTTGGCCGGAGGGTGACCTGCGCACGATCACGCCCACGGGTAATACACCACTGCTGGGTCGCCCGTTTGTACACGGTGCCTGGGACTGCTGGCAGACCTGCGCCGACTGGTACCAGCGTGAATGGGGGTTGGAGTTTCCCGCCTACGCTCGAGAGGAGGGCTGGTGGGAGAACGCCGACGGGCCGAGCCTGTACGAACAGGCCTATGACGCTGCTGGCTTCTATCAGGTGAGCGAGCCGCAGCGTGGTGACTTGATCGTCATGTCTGTGGGGCGCACCGCTCACCCCAATCATGCCGGAATCTATTTGGGCTCTGACCCGCAACTGCCAGGCGAGAGCGCTGAGGTATTCGGGCCAGGCCCGTTCATGCTGCACCACATTCTTGGAAGACCATCAGAAATCATCGTCTACGGGGGGCCTTGGTTCGACCGGACGCGCCTTGTGTTGCGACATAAAGGCGAGGGAATTGAGGCACTGGTGAGAGGGTGCTAACGCTCAACTGGCGGGTCGATAATAGAGTCGCCGTCCTAAAGCACCCTAGCTATCATTATGCTATCGTAGATGTATGGCTCTATGATATTTTTTAGCGCTCATTCAAGGAGCGCGGCATGTATAGTAAAGTAGTTTTGCTCTTGGCGGTTGGCACATTGGCTGGGTGCGCATCATCTTCCATGGATTACAGCCCCCCAGCTTCTACAGCGATCGCTAACACCAGAAGCGTCTCTACTGACTTTGAAAAGTCTTGGGACGAGCTGGTCCGCCAGCTCAGTTCAGATTTCTTCATTATCAATAACATTGATAAGAGTTCTCGACTGATTAACGTTAGTTTCTCGGCGTCGCGGCCATCAGAGTATGTAGATTGTGGGTCTACTTCACGGAAGTTTAGTAATGCTAGAGGCGAGCAAGTTTATAATTACGTTACGGCAGATTCTGCGAAATTTGCTACAACAAATCAAAATGCTGCGTTTAACGTCAGCCGAGATACAAAGCTAGAAGGCCGCGTAAATATTTATGTTGCGCCAGGAAAAGGCGGAACCGATATCTCTGTTAATACCAAATACGTATTTACCGTCAACGCAAAAATCTATGGTTTTGACGGTTCATCCGCAACATTGAATCCTACGACGATTGATTTCTCAACCAAGAGTCCGTACGCATCCCCAGACTTGACGTGTTACGCAAAGGGGACTCTAGAGGCTCGAATTCTAGATATGGTGAAGTAGGTATTAATAAATCTATAGCGGGAGTAGTTAGGGGGTTGTGATCATGCGAATTCTCATCTGTTCAATGGGTCTGGCGTTTTTGGCAGGATGCGCCACCTCACCCGTACCACTGAGCCAAGCTAAGCAAGCGCCAAGTGATCGGGTTACGCGATACCAGTCCAGCGTGACCGGGGGTGGGCAGATCATCGTCACCCGTGATAGCGGATTCCCGGGTGGTGGCTGCTATGCCACTGTGTTCATCAACGGCGAGCCTGTTGCGCGGCTAAATCCCAAGGAAAAGGCTTACTTCAACGTTCCGGCAGGGGAGTGGATGGTCGGTGCCTCACTGGAAGGCAAAGCACTCTGCGGTATGAACGCAGAACGTCTTGAAGCAGAGGCCTCGATTAAGCCTGGCCAAACCAAAAAGTATCGTATCTACACCTCCGGAGATGGAGGTGTGAGCGTCAAGCCCACCACCTTCTAAACAGCCGCCTCCGGGCGGCTTTTTCATGTCTGGAGGAAAAATGTCGGCATTCGCCCAACATCGTGTAAACATCAAGCTGTCAGGCTCGCTTGCGCAGAAATTTGGCAGATCCCACCCAAAAATTCTGGATTCGGGTAATACATGGGAGGCGTTCAAGGCTCTAAAGATAACCCTCCCAGGGTTCGAGGATGAGATCAAAAGGCTCGACCGGTTAGGCATGAGATTCGCCATCTTTCGCAATAGAAGGAACGTCGGTGAAAAAGAATTTGATCGAAGCGGAGCACAGGAAATCAGGATCGTCCCTGTTGTCGAGGGGCGTAAGCGCGCCGGCGTACTGCAGACGATTATTGGCATAGTTCTGATCGTTGCAGGATTCTTCTACGCTCCCTTGATGCCGGTCGGTATTGCCATGGTTGCCGGCGGAGTCGTTCAAATGCTCAGCCCCCAGGCCAAGGGCCTATCCCAAAGCGCAGCGCCAGAAAACCTACCGTCGTACGCCTTCGGTAGCGCCAAGAACACAACAGCCAGCGGCAACCCTGTCCCGATCTGCATCGGCGAACGACGCTGGGGTGGGGCGATTATCTCCGCCTCGATCGAGGCGCAGGACAAGGCATAGCGCCAAAAGAATGCACAGACCGCCAGTTGGCGGTTTTTTTTCGCCCGGAGGAAAGCATGGGCCCAGTAGATCACCTGGAAATTTTCGGCGCCAAGGGCGGCGAGAGCCAGCCAAAACAGGCCGTGGAGTCTCCGGACAGCCTGCGCTCCACGAACATCGCCAAGATCCTGCTGGCCGTGGGCGAAGGCGAATTCGATGGGGTGCCCACCGACCGGGACATCTACCTCGACAATACCCCGATCGCTGATGCCAGCGGCAATGTGAACTTCCCGGGTGTGAAATGGGAATGGCGCCCGGGCTCCGTTGAGCAGAGCTACATCCAGGGCATCCCGTCGGTGGAGAACGAAACCTCCGTCAACGTTGAGCTGCGCAGTGACAACCCGTTCACTCGCGCCCTGAGCAACACCCAGCTTTCGGCTGTTCGCGTGCGCATGTCATGGCCGCGCCTGGCCAAGCAGGAAAGCAACGGCGACACCAGGGGCTATCGCATTGAGTACGCGATCGATATCGCTACAGACGGTGGCGCTTATGTCGAGGCTCATCTTGGCGCCGTGGATGGCAAGTCCACCAACGGCTACCAGCGCTCGGTGCGCGTGAATCTGTCCAAGGCAACTTCCGGGTGGATGCTGCGCGTACGCCGACTCACGCCGAACGCTAACAGCGGTACCGTGGCCGATACCATGACCGTGGCGGGCTACACCGAGATCATCGATCAGAAGATCCGGTACCCGAATACAGCCTTGCTGTACATCGAGTTCGATGCCCAGCAGTTCCAGAACATCCCCGCGGTGACGGTCAAGTGCAAGGCCAAGCGCTGGCCGGTGCCAAGCACCTATGACCCGATCACCCGCACCTACAGCGGTGTCTGGGACGGCACGTTCAAGCTGGCCTGGACCAACAACCCTGCCTTCGTGACCTATGGCCTGTGCGTGGAAGACCGCTTCGGCCTGGGCAAGCGCATCAAGCCGTGGATGGTCGACAAGTGGGAGATGTACCGCATCGCCCAGTACTGCGACCAGCGTGTACCGAACGGTGTGGGTGGCCAAGAACCACGCTTCCTCTGCGACATGAACCTGCAGGGCCGTGCCGAGGCCTGGACGCTGCTGCGCGACCTGTCGGCGATCTATCGGGGCATGGTGTATTGGGCCCACGGTTCGCTGTTCATGCAGGCGGACATGCCGCGTGCGCAGGATATCGACTACGTCTTCACCCGGTCGAACGTGATCGACGGTGAGTTCGTGTATGGCGGCGCCGAGCGCAGCACGCACTACAGCCGGGCCCTAGTCAGCTACGACAACCCAGCCAACAACTACGACACCGACGTTATTCCGGTGTCCGACAACGCGCTGCAGCGCCGGTACCGGGACCGCCCAATCGAGCTCTCGGCGATTGGCTGCACCCGGGCATCCGAGGCCCAGCGCCGCGGTAAATGGGCGCTGCTGAGCAATAGCCAGGATCGCACCGTTACGTTCAAGACCGGCATGGAAGGCCGTATCCCGCTGCCTGGGTTCGTCATTCCCGTGGCGGACGAGTTGGTAGCAGGCCGGCCAAACGGCGGCCGCATTTCCTCCGCCGCTGGCCGCGTCGTGACGCTGGACCGTGACACCCCGATCAAGGCCGGCGACCGGCTGATCGTGAACCTGCCCAACGGTACCGCCCTGGCGCGGACCGTGCACTCTGTCGCGGGCCGGGCGGTGACCGTCACAACTGAGTACAGCCTGCAGCCTGAGCCTGAGTTGCAATGGGCGATCGACTACGACGACCTGGCAGTACAGCTGTTCCGGGTGCTCAAGACCACCCGCACTCAGGAGGGCAACTACGAAATCACTGCGCTCGAGTTCAACCCGAGCAAGTTCGCCGCAATCGACACCGGCGCGAAGCTGGACGAGCGTCCGATCAGCGTCATTCCGGTGACCACCGTGGCGCCTCCGGCCAGCGTATCGCTGTCGTCTGGCCACATGATCGACCAGGGCATCGCGGTCAGTACCATGACCATAGCCTGGCCGGCAGTGGCGGGCGCTGTGGCCTACGATGTCGAGTGGCGCAAGGACAACGGCAACTGGATCCGCCTGCAACGCACTGGTGCCGCGTCTGTGGACGTTGTGGGTATCTACGCTGGCGCTTACCTGGCTCGCGTCCGTTCGGTCAGCGCGTTCGATATCACCTCGATCTGGAAAAGCTCTGACCTGACCCAGCTGAACGGCAAGGAAGGTTTGCCGCCGGCGGTCACCTTCCTGGCAACCGAGAGCTTGCTGTTCGGCATTGGCATCAAGTGGGGCCTGCCTGCCGGCGCTGAAGACACCGAGCGTACTGAACTGTGGTACAGCGAAGGCACCGACCTCGGCGCGGCAACCAAACTTGCCGACCTGGCCTACCCGCAGAGCGAGCACGTCATGCAGGGTCTGCGCGCGGGGCAGCGCTTCTTCTTCTGGGCACGCCTGGTGGACCGGTCCGGCAACGTGGGCCCGTTCTACCCGGTGGCGCCGACTGTGGTTACCGGTATTGCCAGTGCCGATGCTGGCCCGATCCTCGAGCAGATCAAGGACCAGATCACCGAGAGCGAACTGGGCAAGGAGCTCACCAGCAAGATCGAAAAGATTGCGCTTATCGATGGCAACGGCCCAGGCTCGGTTAACGAGCGGATAGGCACCGCCAAGACTGAGCTGGCCAAGCAGATCAGCGACGTGAACAACGCCCTTGGCACCGTGAAGGGCAATCTCGAGCAGCAAATCACGGCCGTGAGCGCGGACGTTTCGGCTGCCAAGACCGAGCTGCAGCAGCAGATCGCCAACGTCTCGGCCCTGGCCGGCTCTCTGCCATACCGCAAGGACAAGGCCTACAGCGTCGGCCAAAGCGCCCTAGGCAGCGATGGCAAGTTGTACCAGGCCCTGAAAGCGGTACCGCTGAACACGCCACCGCCGAACGCCACCTACTGGACCGATGTTGGCCAGGCGGTGGTGACTGCCAATGGTATGGCTGCGCGCGTTTCCAAGGTCGAGACCGATGTATCCACGCTGGATGGCAAGGTGACCGCCCAGGCGTCTCAGATCAGCGGGCTGCAGTCGAGCCTGACCACCACCAATGGCAACGTCTCGGCTGCCCAGCAGGCTGCTCAGGATGCGGCCACGCTGGCGGGCGGGAAGGGCAAGGTCATTGTTCAATCGGCAGCGCCTGCTGTTGCTGATCGTCTGGCGCAGAACCTGTGGATCGATACCACCAGCAATGCCAACACGCCGAAGCGCTGGAGCGGCTCGGCGTGGGTCGCTGTGACGGACAAGGTGGCCACCGATGCAGCAGCAGCTGCCGCTGGCGCACTGGCTCTGGCCCAGACCAAAGCCGATGCCTCGGTAGTCAGCAGCCTGACTACCCGCGTCAGCGATGCCGAGGGAAAACTGTCGTCGCAAGCCACCCGCATGGACGGCATGCAGACCAGCATCGACGGCAAGGCCAGCTCGCAGGCGCTGCAGCAGGTCACCAGCCGTGTGACAGCGACCGAGGACAAGGACAAGGCCCAAGATCAGCTCATCAGCTCGCAAAGCCAGGCGCTCACCTCGCTGACCGACAGCGTGAGCAAGAAGGCTGATGCATCGGCTGTGCAGTCCTTGGGTAATCGGGTAGAGGTTGCCGAAGGGGCGCTGAGCAGCCAGAGCACTGACATCACGCAGTTGAAAAACAGCGTTGGTGCTGCCCAACCATTCGTGGCTGGCCGTGCCTGGGAATTTACCGGCTCGACCAAGGGCTGGGTGGCGACCGCTACCAACGGGACGATAACCGCGGGCCCGCTGTTTGCTACCGTGACTGCAAACCCGAACCTTCAATGCAATTTCACCCCAGTCGTTGCAGGCGCAGAGAACCCCTATCTGCGGATCAGGCTACGCCGGCGTAATACCAGCCGGGCGGGTGCTCAGATGTATTGGGCGAACGAAGACGGTGGGTTGGCCGAGGCAAGGCGCTTTGGGTGGTTCATCAGCACCACCACCACGGATTGGCAGGACATCGAGCTTGGCTTATCCGGCCATGCCGGGTGGAACGGCAAGAAAATCTACGCCATCCGCCTGGACATGATGAACTCCGGCGATACAAGCGGCGAGATCGATATCGCTTACATCGCCGTTGGTAGGCGTTCCGCCTCGGCCTCGGCAGAAGCCGTGTCCACTCTGAGCAATGCTGTTACCGAAGCAGAAGGAAAGCTATCCAGCCAGGGCCAGTCGATCGTGAGCTTGCAGGGTGGGCTCAATACGGCCAACGGTAATGTGTCAGCCGCGCAGAAGGCTGCCCAAGACGCATACAGCCTCGCTGATGCCAAGGGCAAAGTGATCGTCCAAAACTCAACACCTTCAGCCATTAACCAGCAGATCCAGAACCTTTGGATCGATACCACAGGGGGCGGAAACACACCGAAGCGTTGGAACGGCTCTGCATGGCAGGCAGTCTCGGACAAGGTAGCCACGGACGCCGCAACAGCAGCGGGCAATGCCCTGAGCCAAGTGGCGACAAAGGCTGATGCCTCTACCGTTCAGAGCCTCACGAATAAGGTAGAGCAACAGGGTACAGCCATCACCGCCGCTGGCGAGGCGATCACTGGTATCAATGCATCGCTCGGCCAGGTTGGCGGTGAGAACCTGCTGCCTAACCCTTCGTTTGAGGTAGAAGGGCCAACTGCTGGCCTTGCTGATGGCTGGCGGGTCGGCTCCTCGCTGGCTGCACCTAATCGGCTCCTGTCGTTGGTGCCGTCAACCTTGGATCCTCGCGGTAAAGCGCAGCGTGTCGATGCCAAGGGACTGTCCGGCTCTGCGTATGTGGACGTTGCGCTACCGAACGCAAGCTGGATATCCATGGCGCCAGGGCAGGTGCTGACAGTGTCGGCGTATGTCCGGGGAACCCAGGATCTGGTCAGCGAGATCTATCTGCAATACAAGAACAGCGGTGGGGCCACGGTCGGGACGCATGGGCCGCTTCGAACCATTCTGAGCGACGCATGGAACCGACCAGTCTTCACGGGCGCTCCCGCTCCAGCTGGGACGATTGGGGCGGACCTTCTTTTACGCGTCAGAGGGCCTTTGGGTGGTACTGCCAGTGACGGCTACTACGAGATTGATCGCGCCCAGGCTGAATTATCCACCGTGGTCAGTGCCTGGAAGGACAACGCCAAGAACGCTCAAAGCGCAGCGCAAGCAAACGCCGTAGCGATCAGCAGCGTATCCGGTCGCGTATCCAACACGGAGGAGGGCCTGACATCAGTCAGTGGTCGGCTAACTCAGCTCGACAACTCGATCGGCGACGTGGGCGGGGAAAACCTGTTCTACAACCCAGCTTTCACAAAACTGGGTGCGGCTACAGGAAACAACCCTGACGGGTGGGTACCGGAAGGGACGGCAACCTATACGCCGTCAATGGTCAGTTCCTGGCTGAACGCTGCTGAAAATGCATATCGATGCAGTACCACCGGCGTTGGCAGCACGGCATCAGGTAACCCGTACACTTCGCTGGTCACAGCCAGCGAGAGAGCACCTGCAGTTGCGCCTGGTCAAACTGTCACCTCGTCGATCTACGTACGGAAGACGTCAGATTCCGGCGACTTGGGGATGAGGATTTTTCACCAGTGGATCAACGCCGCCGGTACCGTAATCAACGCGCCTGCGACGGCAGTTGTCCCGATGACTGTGGACGGCGACCGCATATCGTTCACATCGGTCGCTCCGACAGGTGCTGCCAAGGTTCGGGTTTTCTACCGGGCCCACGCGGCGATTGGTGGAACAGTGGCCGGTACGTTCGAAGTGGCCAGGCCACAGATCGAGTACGGTTCACGCCCCACGGGCTGGCGCGACAATGGCCAAGTTAATAGCAACGCGATCGGCGCCGTATCTACGGCAGTTGATGGCCTTACCTCCAGCGTTAGTCAGCAGGGCAAGGACATCACCTCTGTGTCTGGCAGAACGACCAGCTTGGAGAACAGCGTCAATAACGGCTCCACTGGCCTGGCCAGCAAGGCGTCGACCGCAGCGCTGACCAGCGTGGCCAACCGCGTCGCTGCTACGGAAAGCGGGTTGACGGCTCAGTCCAGCAGCATCACTAACCTGGAGGCGAAGATAGGCAACGCTCTGCCATTCGTGGCTGGGCAAACCTGGGAGTTCACAAACTCAGTCGAGGGTTGGAAGGCCAATACATCCGGGGCAACCCTGACTGCTGGCCCTCAATACGCAACTGTCGCCAAGTTCACGACCATCCAGGTTACCAACACATTCCCGGTTATCGATGGTGCTGAGAACCCGCTGATCCGCATCAGACTGCGCCGTCGCAACACCGGCCGGGCCAGTGCGGCTATGTACTGGGCAAACGAGGATGGTGGACTTGCCGAGGCTCGGCGATTCAACTGGCCTATCAATACCTCGAGTGCAGAATGGCAGGACATTGAGCTCGACCTCTCTGGCCATGCCGGCTGGAATGGGAAGAAGATCTGGGCCATCCGCCTGGACATGTACAACTCGGGTGATGCCAATGGCGAGGTGGACATTGCCTACATCGCAGCCGGTCGGAGGTCGGTGGCTGCATCAGGCAGGGCTTTCGATTCGCTCAGCGTCAACGTTTCCCAGCAGGGCGACAAGCTGGCAGCAGAGACTCAGCGCATCAATGGACTGCAGTCCTCTGTCGGAGATGCCAACGCTGCGATTCAGAGCGAGGCTTCCACCCGCGCAAGCGCTGACACTGCAATGGGCAAGCGAGTCGATGGCGTCCAGAGCAGCTTGGGCAGCACCAATGCCGCCGTACAGCAGATCAGCACGGCCCAAGCCAACCTAGATGGGAAGGTCAACGCTACTTGGTCGGTCAAGCTGGGGCTCACCTCGGGAGGCAGCTACTACGCCGCCGGCTTTGGCCTGGGCCTTGAGAACCAAGGCGGGACGTTCCAATCCAGCTTCGTCGTGCTGGCAAACCGGTTCTCGGTGCTGAACCCCGTTGGAGAAGGGCTCGTGAACATCTTCACGGCGGAAAACGGTCAGGTGGTTATGAATGACGCCCTGATTTCAAAGCTCACCGTGCAGCGGGCTATTGTCGGTAGCTCGATCAACTCGTCTGAACTTGCCAACGATGGAACACCGATCATGCGAATGGACTTCGCCTCGGGCACGCTGATCCTGCTCAACAAGGCCGCAACGGCCTACACCGTTTACAACAGGAGGGGTATCGACATGGTCATCAACGGTGTCCGTCGTATCCGCATGGGCGAGTGGGATTGAATCATGCCCAGTGGACTGGAGATCTACGGCTCTGACGGCCGACTGCTCGTCAACATGACGATGTCGATCAGTCAGCACCAAGGGGATGTTGTCACCAATGCAACGGGCGGGGCGATAACCCTGCCCAGTATTCCGGCGGGCAAGCGGCGGTTTTATATCGTCGTGCCGCTGGTGGATACACAGCAATGGAAGGGCAAGAAACCGGGCGTGACAATCTCAGGCAATACGCTGTCCTGGCAATACCAACATTCAACTTGGTTTGGTCAGTTCAGCGCCAATTGCAGAATCTACTACGGCTATTATTAGGAGGTGAAATGCCTGTCGGGTTCCAGGCTTTCAAAGAAGACGGCACGCTCCTTTTTGATATCGACCGAATTTCCTACGGCTTGTTGAAAAGTGGATATTTGGACTTGATGGACAGGTGGGGGCGTTATACTTTGCGGTCTCTCAACCTGCCACCAAATGAAGAAGGTAGTTATTCATACACGCGCCTGATTGATCCCATATGCGGAATCACCGTCACCGGTGCTGTCTCGCCGATCGTTTTCCTTGTCGGCGATGGCAAGCCCTGTGGTGAATCGGTTAGCGGCAATGTCCGAACGCTGTACTTCAAAGGCTGCAGCCCGAATACCAAGGCCTATATCTTCGACCTGATGCGCGACGTGGGCGAGAGGACGGGCATGGAGTGCTATGACGCTGCAGGTCGACTCAGTTTTACAACCGGAATGCCGCCGCTAAATATCATCGCGGCTGTGGATCCTCCTCCAATCAACGCACCGGCCTATCCCGGCTCAGACCTGCGATTCACTCCCTATTCCGGTGGCGGCAACGAGGCTTCAGGTAGGGAATGGGCAAACACTGACTACCCACAGCCTAAAGGAGCTGTGTTTGTTCCAGTAGCGTCTGGTGAGCTTGCAGCCTACCTGACGTTCTCCAGGATCTGCATGCTGGCTGAAGGATACACATTAGGAGAAGGCGCAAGCGTTAGCGCGAACGAGGGATGTGGCGGCGCCTCTGGTGGCGTCAGATTTTTCTTCAGCCCTGCCGTTGCAACTATCTCCCAACACAGCGGTGCACGAGACACAACTTGGTCAGATATTCCGACTGACCGCCAACCTCAAGCGCTCGTTATTCGAGCGACTGATTACCCATTCCCATTTAGATAACCAAAGAGGAAATACCCATGCCCTATGTAGCTATCAACCTGGCCAACGACTATGACGCGGCCAACAAAACCCGCTATGCCACCCAGGAGGAGGCCGACGCGCGCGCCCGCGAGATCCTGAACCAGTTCCCGACCGCACAGGTTTGTGTGGCCCAGGTGCTGAAGGACTACAGCGCCAAGGTCTCGATCACTGCGAAGGAACCCGCAGCAGCGCCAGAGCCGGAAGCCCCGGCCGCTTGATCTAACCTGGCGGGATCACCATGATCTAAACAGTGGTATCAATATTCCAGCCTACGGATTGGCACATTGCCTTGCCTGTACTGCTGATAGCCGGTGTAAGGAAGAACAACGGTATCGACGATTCCCGACGCTGCCATGTCGAGCAGGATCGGGAAGGTGGCCCAGTGCGGGCCTGTTCGAGGGGGACTGTTCAAGTTGCAAAACTGATAAGCAACGCCACTGTATGCCCGGGAAATCGTATAACAATTAGTCTGCCATTTCGCCAGATCGTCCACGGCTTTGGACTCGTTGGAAACCGTGCGTACAGTCCCACACCCGCCCAGCGCTGAGGCGAGCATCACACCCATCCATAGTTTTTTCATGAGGTCACTCCCAGTGAGATGACCAGATCATAACGCGTCTTTTGTGTGGCCCGCACATCGCGGGCTTTTTTTCGCCTGGAGAAAACCTATGACCACACCCCGCGGTATCCGCAATAACAACCCAGGAAACATCGATTACAACCCGCGCAACGCCTGGCAGGGGCAACTGGGCCTGGAGGTAGGCGTGGCCAAGCCGCGATTTGCCCGCTTTGACCATCCTGAGAACGGCATCCGTGCCCTGGGCAAGCTGCTGCTCAACTATCGGGGCAAGGATGGGATGCCCGGTGTTGGCCGGCCTGGTATCGACACCCCGCTGGAGTTCATCAACCGGTGGGCGCCGGCGAGCGAGAACGACACCAATGCCTATGCCCGAGCCATCGCCAAGCGCCTGGGCGTCGGCGTGCGCGACTCGATCGACATCGCCAAGCCGCAGATCCTGCGCGAGTTGGTGGTCGGCATCATCGCGCACGAGAACGGCACCAATCCGTATCCGTCGACGCTGATCAATGAGGGCATCAGGCGGGCCCTGGCATGAGCGCAGCGGTGGCAGTTCTTAAGGCCATCCCGCTTTGGCTAATACTGGCCCTGGCCGCCGCCGGGGTTATCTGGTGGCAGCACGGGCAGATCGGCAAGGCCCGTGCCGATGCCGCTGAGCAAGCGGGGCAGGCCGGTCAGTGCAAGCTGGCACGCGACAACCTAGAGGTACTGGTCGGCGAACAGGGCAAGGCGCTGGGCGACCTGCAACTGGCGATTAGGCAACGCCAGGCCGCCGCCGAAAAGGCTGTAGCCGATGCGCGTGCAAGCGCCCAGGCCGACTACCAAGCCGCCAACCGTATCCAGCAGGAGCGCACCGGCGGCGACCAGTGCACGGCTGCCACCTGGATCATCGACAAGGAGCTTGGGCTTTGAACGACAAGATCGACTGCAAATTATTCCAGAAACTATTCATGCTGACCGTTCTGCTGCTGGCCGGCTGCGCAGGTCGCGTCGAGCCAGCGGTGCGCATCGTGCGCGTCGAGGTGCCTGTGCAGGTGCCGTGCCGCGCGCCAGATGTCACCGTGCCGTTCTGGGCGGCCGCCAGCCTACGCAAGACCGATAACCTCGAGGTTAAGGTACGCGCCCTGCTAGCTGAGAGGAGGCAAAGAATTGGCTATGAAAAACAGTTGATAGCGGCCAATATTAGCTGTCACTAACGGATCAGCTGCGTGGAGGCCGCGCATGTCCATTTTGGATACCTACCACTGCCTGAGAGATGCGGTGCATATCCTTGCTACAAGTTCTGGAGATGTAAAATTCGGGCTCTTTCTTGCTATGACCAATAAATTAATTATGGCCAACATTCCGCCAGATCCGGAGCTGCCTGAAGATTTCAGTAAGAGAATCGAATCGGTTAGATCTAAATTGACTGTGAAGGAGTGTAATGTTACAGGCAGTATTCTTGCTACTCTAAACGGCATGCATAGTAAGACAGCTTCACAGATTGCCGAAGATATATGGTTTCTTTATACAGACATAGAAAATTTTGTCAGGATCAAGAACGAGCTATAGCTTGATGGCGGGAAGCCTCGCGGCAGCGCTTGAGCGAAGCCGAGTAGCGGGCCTTGCGTGCGAGTCTGTCTATAATGCCCTGACCAAATAAGGGTATCCCCGATGGACAAGGATGAATTTGCCGCTGCCGTTGAGGCAGGCGAACCACTGATCGAACAGTCGATGGAAGCTCTCAAACGGTACTGGGAGGCGAGGGACTATGGCGCGCCGGCCGAGGAAGTAGAGCGGCTGCGGCTCCATTCCGAGTCCTTGTCCCAGGCGGTTTCCGACTACCAGCTTCGCACCGTCGCCAAGCTGATGGGCAGCAAACTGCCCCCTACGCACTAGCGCATCCCGCTTGTCGGCAGTTGCCGGCCCTATCGCAGGCCACTACCATACTGTTCATTTATACAGTATGGAGGCTCCGCCAATGAACACCGCTCTTGACTTCGAAATCGACGACATGCCTCAGCTCAGCCTGGACGATCTGATGCAGGTGCGTGCGCCCTGGACCTACCTGGTCAAGATCGAAGGCGAGAGCATGCAGGGTATTGGGATGTATTCCGGCGACCTACTGGTCGTTGATCGAAGCGTCGAGGCCAAGCACGGCGACATCGTGATCGCGGCGGTGAACGGCGAACCGGTCTGCAAGCGCATGTGCCATGAGCACGGTGTGCTGGTCCTGCGGTCGGAGAACCCAAAGTTCCCTTCGCGGTACATCATGGAGGGGGATACGTTCGAAGTGTGGGGTGTGGTCCGGTTCAGCGTACGGGATCACGACCGTGTAGCAGGATAGGGGTGGGATTCGGCAGAACGCCAGAGGAGGGGCATGCGCTTCGAACGGCCTAGATTATGCCGGATCGGCATCATAGTTGGATGAAAGCTATCGGACCAATTGGCGAACCAACTGATGCGTATCGGTGGGGGAGCGAGGGGAGTTAGGCCCAGCAAAATCTACACATCCCCACCCGCTAAACCCCATGGCATAGCGCATGGTGATGTTTGCTGTGGAGATCAAGTGCTTGTCCTGCGGGGGTTCCAGAGGTGTATTTAGGCCCTCTCGTCAGTTCTGGGCCAATTTTGGGCCATTTCGACTCGGGGCGGCAGCTTCTCCAGCTCCCTCCAGTCCAAGGAGGAGCTGATCCATTTCGCGTAGGTAGAGAGCTACATCTCGACGCTGTAGCCGAGCTGGCTCGCGATGAACGCGGGGTTCATCCCAGACATCAGGCACATGGTTGCGTAGGTGTGGCGGGTGTCGTACTGACGGCGTTCACGGATGTTCAGCGCCTTCAGCGCCGATTTGAAGTGGCGGATTGTAACACTTGGCTCGTTGATCCACAGCCCACCTTTGCTAGGTTGGAACACGAAGGGACTGGTTGGTGCTGACCAGCACTTGGGCTTCGTTTCACTTGAAGATCAGGATTCCCTCAGGTTCCAGTACACGGAAACGCTCGGCAAAGCCTTGGGGGATATCCTCCCGCCATTCACTGGTGAGCACTCTGTACATTGCCCGCATCCAGCGAGCCACGTCGGCCCGGGTCAGATGCGGCGGATCGAACACGACCCAGCGCAAAGCGGCGTCCCCAAGGGCAGACTCCGAAAGTCCATCAGCACATCTGGCTCAACCTTCAGTATCCGGCTGTCGCATCGCTGGTGTTCGTCGTCGCGGATGTCGCCGAACAGGGCGCGCTGGTCTTCCTTGTCGAACCACATCATGCGGCGGGCACTGCATGTGTCGAGCACTTCAACCGCTGCGCTCATCGCGGCCCCCTGCAAATCAGGTAGGCCATGTACATCAGGGCTAGGGTCATAGAAGGTGTCCTCCGGCATACCGCAGGGCGTCACGATCTTGTCGAAGCTAATCGCGCGCTTTGATCAGGCCTTGATTGCGGTTGAAATGTTGCGGTGCTCCAACTCGAGGGTAATGGCAACGCATATAATGCGTCAGGATCACCTCGCCCGGCTTCTGGCCGAGCCAAACCCGCCTGGAACGGCATCACGCCGGCCGGGCTATGACTCAGGGAAATGAGACCAATGAAGACCGTTACCAAGGCCGGTATCGCTGGCGCGGTGCTGGCAGTAGTAGGCGCAGCCCACGCCGAGCTGCACGGGGAAGAAGCAGAGATTGCAGCACGGGATGCAGCGGTGCGTCAGTACGCGGCGAAGCTTGAGGCCGATTGGCAGCAGTGCTTGAGAAAGCCGGAGACCAAAACCACCCATGATTCAGCTCATTGCGCATATGAAATGCGGGAGGCGGCCAAGGACGCGGTGGAAGAGAAGTACCAGAAGGCCCTGGCCACCGCAAAGGGGTATGTCGATGAAGGCTCGCTCCCGAAAAATGTACCGGCCATGATGCCCCAGGCGCAGGCAGCGTGGGAGAAGTTCGTAGAGGCAGATTGCGACGTGGTAGGTGCTCTCGTCACTGGGACCGCGAGTTCTACCTATCAGATAGTGTGCGAGTACAAGCACCAGATACAACGTCTCCACGACTTGGACGAATGGTGATTTTGATGGTGTTTGATAGGCGCAGGTCGTCGTAGTCGGGGCAGTCGCTCGATTTCGAAGCTTCGATGATTTCTCCCAAAGATCTCATGGCTTGACTCCAGCGGCCAGGGCCTCAGCCTCCAGTGGGGTGTACGCCACGCCATCCAACGCGCTGCCTCGTGGTATTTGGCGGGGTTCTGCCACTGGCCCACGTCCTTGACGATCTGCCTCAGCAGCCAGCCTTCTGCTTCGATCCGGTCGGTCATGTCTAGCCCCAGTAGCCAAGGTCTTCGTCAATAGCATCATGCGGATGCCAGGCGCCGAACGTCTTATGCAGAGAGTCGGCCATCTTCCAACTAGCCCACCCTATGACAGCCTTCAAGAAATCTCGAATTTTCCTCACAACTCATACCTCTCATCAATCCAGCGCCCAGGCGCCAGAGCAGGTGGAGGTTCGGGTTGGGTTTCGTGCTGGGAGAGCTGGCGCTGATTGCTGGCCTGCGGCTGGCTGTCGGAAATGCAGCTGATGCCGCCGTAGAATACGTAGCAGGTAACGCCGCGCTCCTCGTCGTGCACACAATTGCCGCCCCTGTCGATGTTCCCGAATGCCTCGACATGAAAGGTTTGCCCGGCGCTTGCGCCTGTGGCCAACAGCAGGAGGCAGGAGGCGAGGCGGGTCATTCGCTCACTTCATCAACGGGCACCACCGTGCCGCCGTTTGTGCGCTGGGCCTACGGATTTCTTGGCCGCCATATCTCGGCACTGATGCGTAAATACACCATTAAAAATGCGTCAGGCATATATACTAGCCGGACAAGTAATTAAGATAATTCAAATTTCAAGAGAGATAGCCACGTGCGCAAAACATACCTAAGCCTGATCGTAGGCGTTGCTGCCACACTTCTGATTCACGGCGCCCTAAAGAGGAAAGAGGAAAATTACGGGGGATCTTGCGATTCAATTGATGATGGAAGGTACGTGCCTGAGGTAACTGGCAAGGCAGCGGCATCATTGTTTGAGGTTAGGCGACGCCTATACGCAGCTGCAATCGCGGTGTTTATTTCATTCGCTTGGAGTATCGCGTGGTGGTTTGAGGGAGACGCTGCGCAATTTTCACGGTCGGGATCTGTTGTAACTGTATTTGCCCTTCTTGGCGAATCGCTTTTGGGCGAGGGTGTGAGCAGACTCAACAGGCAGATGCGAAGATCGCATGGCAGTTACTACACATTGTGGCGCGCTGTTTGCGCCATCGCGGCAGTCTTGGGAACGCTGGTCTGGGGTTACGGTGATCTGTTACATGCCAACCTGATGCCGGAGCCTGTGCCTCAGCCTCAAATTTGCATGCAAACCAATTGAAGCAGAGGCTTCTCTAAGCTGGCTGTTCGCTGGGCACGAGGGGGAACCGAGCCGCTAGTATTGTTTCATGTGGGGCGGGTCAGGCTTTATCGACATAGCGCAGCAGTGAATAGGGAGAAAGGGGTTATAGCGGAGCGTAGTACATTTGTACTCCTATTAGACTTTCAGCGTATTACCTGCCTTCGCCAGCTCGGCTGTTACACGCTGACGCCAATCCGCGCCGTGCCTAAAGGAGTGCCCGAGAGGCCAGTGAATCACGACGGCCCGCTTGACTTCGGCATTGGGTGCGATCGTGAGCCCCATGATACGTTGAGCCTTGGCGATGTGGTGGCAAGTAAGGTTCGGGCGTCCGAGGATTTCGCGAAGGTCGCTGCTGAGCGCTGGAATGATTGTGGTGTTCCAGTCAGCTAGCTTGGTGTGCAGTTCCAAATTCTCGGCCCGAATACATCTATCCTGGATGTCAGCGTCATCGTGGATCGTCAATGCCAGCTGCAGCTCTGCGATTTCCAGCAGCTGATTGATGTCGGCGCTATCGACATAGGTCCAGCCCAACAATCGGCAGCCCAGCCTGCTCAAGGTTACCTATACCTAAAGGTGAGGTGTTTCCTAGCATGACTAGATCACAAAGTGTTGCGTACTTGGCTGAGCTGAAAAGACCACCGTTGCAGTCGATGATCTTTAGTGATGGTGAGGTCTATCGGTGATCTGCCTGGAAAAATGATACTGATAGTTTCCCCAGTTGCGTTTATACTTACGGTGTTACAATTAGGTCAGATATCTTGGGTCGAATTTGGTCGAAGACTTCGATCGGTGAAGCACTTTTGAGTACGCAGAAGCTTACGTAAAAGGAATGTGCCTGCAGCGAAGTAAAGAGGATATGGAGGCTAGTTATAATTAAACCCACATGGAGGCGTTTTCACCTCCTTCAAAGAATTCGGTTGGACATGAAAGCGTTCATGTTTTGAGTACGGCAGGTGGTGGCTACTGGCTCAGCGCCATGCTTTGCGGCGATTGGCGATTTTTGATGTAATGCCCGACCATCTCACAGGAAGGAACCTTATGAAGCACACCATGATTGGCGCAATTCTCGTCGCCGTTACTGCGCTGTTGCTGAGCGGCTGCTTTGGCTCAACAGAAGAGCAAAAAGCAAAGGCGCAGCAGGAATCCAGCGACAGGCTATGGGACATCCCACCTCCGAAGACACCAGATAAGGGTTTCAAGCCCTGATGGGGAATTTCTAATGCCGCCTATCTCTAGGCGGCGTTTTTCGTTTGGGTGCTGGCGGGCAGCGCCGCAGGGTTAGGCGGCAGCGCGAACTACGAAGCTCAGGATGGCAGTGGCGTCGTCGTTGAAACACTCGGCCAGGTTTTGATACGTCCGATACTTCGAATTTTTCCAGCTTGCTCCAGTCGGAGCTTGGGTTGAGCCAACGGCATAGGTCGATATCAGCATGTAAACGCTGTGACCCAGCTGTTGGGCTATGAATGCGGGACTTAGAACAGAGGCAGTCGGCGTATGGCCTGGCGAACTGGATAGCACGCAAAGCCTGATCGTTCAGCAGCACACAAGTCCCTTTCTGTCTTCGTTCCTTCCTCTATCTTGCTTAGGGCGACTCTCCTTATGACTTGCTGCATCCTCTTCTGCAGATTGATCACATCCCATCGGCTGGCATGACGTCTATCGGTACATTAGCTACGTCTTTAATCTTACTGCGCTGCGAGAGGGCGAGAGTCGCAAAGAATGCGCCATCTGACTGAAGTGCAGCGCACACGCCGACCTCGTGGGAAGTCATTGCGTGTTGCTCGCTCCAGTTGATCCTCCTTGAGCATCCAAGCCCAACTCCATGGGCTTTCCGGCAACGGACCGGGGCGGGTCGTTGGGAGACAACGCTACGACGGCATGAGGCCGTACGGTTACGGGTGATGCGTCCAGGGGGATAGGTGGTCATCCTTGGAAGTCTGTGCAGGATTGCCTTAGAGTTTGCGCTTTACTCAAGCCTTCAAAGGAATGACTCCATGGTCACCTGCCATGTTCGTTATGTGATTGATCCCTACCAGCTTCCCGCTTTTGAGGCGTATTCCCGTCACTGGATCGCTCTGGTCGAGCGCATGGGAGGCCAGCACCATGGCTATTTCCTGCCTTCTGAGGGGGCGAGCAATGTCGCCTATTGCCTGTTCAGCTTCGAGAGCCTTGCTGCCTATGAGCAGTATCGACAGCAGGCGGCAGGCGATTCGGCATGTATGGAATTGGTCAAGGAGGCCAGCGACAGGAAATTCATTCTGAGTTACGAGCGAAGCTTCTTGCGCCCAGTGTTCAAGTAGTAAGCAGATTTCCTTGTATCAGCCCAGCTCTGTTCTGGGCTTTTCGCATCTGGGCAGGGCCACGCCGCCTTGTGGTGGATTCCCGGCATCATCAAGGAGGGATCAAATTCGAATCTTGATCGGGGCAATGGGTTTGGCTTTGCTAGCGGGATGCATGGCTCCAACCATGAATGAAGCTCGTCAGGCTGGTCCCTATAAAGTTCTGAGATCGACCAAAACTGACGCCGCGCTGGCGAAGTGTGTCCAATACGAATGGCAAAATCAGCCGATTTTTGGTGGAACACCTGGCGCCACTCTTCAAGCAGGCCGCGATGTCGGCTATACCGTCTTCACGCAAGTATCAGAGTATTTCGTAGACATCCAGCCAGCACCGAGTGGGTCTGAAGCAAAGTACTACGTGGTGCTGGGGAACTGGATCGCAAAAAAGCGCCTGTCAGCATTGCAAGGCTGTCTGTAGCGGTTCCGTCGAGCGCGCAGATGCCGGGCTGATACGGTCTCGACTTTCAGGAGATAGAAAATATGCGAAACATCATAGTCGGGTCGGGCTTGGCATTGCTGGCGGGGTGTGCGAGCGTTGGCGACACCCGAAGCAATCCGCCACTGCTGGACTTGAAGTCGTCAAGGCCACCCCAGCAGGTTGCCGAGTGCATCCGAGATGCCTGGCAGAACACCACGGTGCTGGGGGTAAGTGTCGGCGGTATCTTGCAGACATCTGGCGACCGCTACGCTGTCTTGGCGCCTGACGCGCAGACGCCTATCCATTTGGTCGATGTGGCATCAGCACCAAGTGGTTCGACTGTCCGTTATCACTTCTATCGCACCTGGCAGTCACCGCTGGAGCGCGTGACAGATGCGGTCAGGTCATGCGCCGGTTGACCTATCCGGGGTGGATAGCTTTTCAATGGTCGCTGACTGCTACCGAGCGCGTGGTGGCCACGCTCAAGGCCACGGTGCCCGCCACTGAGGAGTACAGCATCAATGAATGCTGTGGCGTGCTGCATTCCCTAACCTAAGAACACATAATGCAGCACAGAGGACGCACGACAGGGTGCGGCTCAAGGCACGAAAGGACGGCCAATGACCGAGAAGGAGGAGCTGGAGCTTGAGAAGCTCCAAGCTGAAATTCACAAGCTCACCGCCGAGGCGCGAAAAGTGATCGCCGAGGCCAACAAAATGAAGCGCGAGACGCTGTTTTACCCCTTTGTCGCGGTGGGAGGGCTAGTCACCGTCATCGTTACCGCTGCGGCCTTCATTCAAAAGCTCTAGCCTGCCGTCCTGAGAAACAGGCTTGCGCCGAGTGGTCTTGAGCTTTACGCCAATTCGGCCGACACTATCGCCATAGGGTCTAGCAACAGGCGTGACCTGGCATCACAAGCGAGGGCGACCATGAGCCATGATCAAGTTATCAAGCAGATGAAAGAGAACCTGGCACAGCTGGGCAGTGAGGTCCGCGAGGGCATGCAGCACCAAGCGCGCAGCATCTTTCTGTCGGCTGCTGCGGGCGCAGTCTTCGCTTTGGCGACGAGCTGGGTAGCGTTCAAGCTCTTTTCCTGATCGGTCGGGGCCGTTACCGGCAAGCCCCAACCCCATAGCCTGCTTGGTTTTCTCGAGAGCACCCAGGCCTGTCTGGATCGCGCTTCATTCTGCTCCTGTAAACCCTGCTAGAGTCGCTCCGATATCTCTATCAAGTTGAGATCCGGGTCGCGCACATAAACGGATCGGATAGGTCCCGTGGCGCCGGTGCGTTGAACGGGGCCCTCGATAATTGGCCACTGCTGTGCTTCTAGATGGGCCACGACTTTCTCAAGGCTGATCGAGGCGATGAAGCAGAGGTCCAACGCGCCTGAGACTGGCAAGTGAGCCTTGGGTTCGAATTCGTGGCCACGCACGTGTACGTTGATCTTTTGCTCACCGAAGCGCAAAGCCAAGCGCCCGGCACCGAAAATTTCCAGGTTCATACGCATGACGCGGGTATAGAAATCCTTGCATGCCTCGACATCGATGGTTGTCAAAACGAGGTGATCCAGATGGTTGATCATTTCACTGCCTCCCTGGGTGAGCAGTTGGTTTTCGATGAAGGTTTCGTAATGGTCAATGAGCGGACCAGTAGCACCCCACGGCTGCAGTGCTAGCCGGGCAAGCTCAGGTGCAGCAAGGGGAACGGGCGGCCCTCACCATCGAGAGGGGAGCGGCCTGTTTGGATAAAACCATAATGCAGATAGAACCCGACCGCTTTCGGATTCTGCTCATTCACATCAACGCTAATTTGGCCGCGTGAACGCCGGGCGTGATCCAGTAGCGCGCGGCCGATGCCTTCACCTCGCCGATTGGGTTCGATAAACAGCATTTCTACGTGGCTTACGTTAAGCCCGATGAACCCAAGCGGGCCGTTTACGGCATCCTCTGCCATCCATAATTCGACAGCCGGCAGGTAGCTATCGCGCAGTTGAGCAAACAACGCCTCGATATCGGCTTCCTGTAGGAAATGGTGAGTGGCACGAACGGCGCGCAGCCAAAGGTCGAGCAACTGCGGATGGTCGGTATTAGTAGCCTGGCGAATGATCATGGCATCATCCTTAACGGGTGATAGCGGAAAAAGAGGGGTGGCAGGGAAGATAGTGAGTCTAAGCGTGGCACATCGGTAGGGTGGCCGAACGAGCAGCGCCTGGAGCGTGGTTTTGACGAGGCCAATTGTAACGTATGGCTCATCCACTGTATTTGACCTGACGTGACCTGATGAAAAATTATCGATATCTGCTCATGGCCACTGTCGTGCTTTCGAGCTGCACTGCGCAACCTGTACGGCCGGTTATGGGTGAGGCTCAGTACAAGGGTTTTGCGCTGTCATCCATTACAGGTGAGCAGTGCGCGCTCACTGGGATGCTGGATGTCGACCTGGCCGCCGCCAATAGTGTGATGCTCGAGGCGCGAGCTGCGGCGTTCGAGTATGACCCAGCAAGGATGGAAATTGAGCGTCGGCAAGCCGCTATCGACCTGCAGCGTGGGCATGGCGTGACTGAGCCTGTCTGTCATGCGCTTGCTTATGAGGTATTGAGAGCGCTGGCGGTGCGCAGGATCGAAGATCAGTCAGCGCTGCAGCACAAGCGCATGACCTTGCAGGCAATGAAGCAGGCGCGCGGTGTTCTTCCCTGACCTACTGATAACCGGGACATAGTAGCTGATGGCCGCAATTTTCCGGCACACGTCAATTCATGCGGATACAAGGCGCGATGAATCAGAACGACGACAGCGACTGCGATCGTTAGAGTGCAGCACAGGTGGTGATAAACGTGCAGGCCATGCTTAGGCGGTTTCAGAGATGGTTTACACCAGCGCGCAAACGATGGGCGGGGGGGGCATTGATCGTTATCGCGTTGGTGGGTATGGCGATGAATCCCGCGAGCAGGTGGCCTTGGGTGTTGGCGACAGGCGTGATATGGCTGCTCGCGGCCTGGTTACCCAGAAGATGACAGATCGTTAGTCGCAACTGCTGGTGCTCGATCCGCTGTCGCTAGCGTGGCTGTCCCCGATAGGGCGCTATTGCTGGCGTGATGGCAGTCGTAGTGTAACCGTCCGGCAACCACATCTTCCCCGCACGACTGCTGAAGGCCATGGAGCCCCCTAAGTTTGAGTGGACACCATTTCTGGTCCATCAAGCGGATTTCCTATGCAGCCTCGTTTTCTGGGCTCGTGGAATGGCTAGTTGGTCTGCGATGACTTTGCAGGTTACAACGCCAGCTTCGTACAGGGCTTGTTCGACATTGGCTGTATGGCCCATGCCCGTCGCAAATTCTTTGACCTGTTCGCTTCGAATGTGCCCATCCATAACAATCAGGGGGGAAATGAGATTCGCCCATGGGCCCTCGGTCGTTCGAACTGGCTCCTTGCCAGGTCGTTACGCAGCGGTAAACGGGCAGCGGCGATCATGAGCCTGATCCAGTCAGCACGGTTGAATGGACATGATCCATACGCCTACCTGAAAGACGTCCCTAGTCGTCTGCCAACCCAAAGGGTAAGCGAGTTTCCTGATCTGCTTGCGCATACGTGGGCGCCTGAAGCGAGATGAGCCGCTTCCAATTGCGGCTACATATCTGTAAATTCGCATATTCGTAGAATCGAATATAAAGGTTGGTCATGCTCATTCAGCCGCCTATTTTCTTTAAATGCCTTGGTGACGAAACCCGCGCCCGGATCATGCTCATGCTCGCAGCTGAGGGTGAGCTGTGCGTCTGTGAACTGATTTGGGCACTCGACGACAGCCAGCCGAAGATCTCACGCCACCTGGCTCAGCTTCGTACCTGCGGGCTGCTGGAGGATCGTCGGCAGGGCCAATGGGTTTACTACCGTCTTCATCCGGAACTGCCCCTATGGGCACTGGATGTACTTCAGGCGACGCTCGAGGCTAACCGCACTTGGCTCGGTGATGACCAAGGTCGCCTTGCTTCCATGGAAGGTCGCCCGGTACGCCAGGTTTCCTGTTGCTAAGTGTTATTGGAGACCCGAGATGTTGTTGGCAGTGTCTATTTTTCTGGTAACGCTGGTACTGGTGATCTGGCAACCCCGAGGGCTTGGCGTGGGTTGGAGTGCGTCTGCCGGAGCGGTGGTCGCGTTGCTAACTGGCGTTGTTGCGCTCAGTGATATCCCGGTGGTCTGGCACATTGTGTGGAACGCAACGGCGACGTTCATTGCGGTGATCATCATCAGCCTCCTGCTGGATGAGGCAGGCTTTTTCGAGTGGGTAGCGCTTCATGTGGCTCGTTGGGGGAGAGGCAGCGGGGCACGCCTGTTTGCACTACTGGTACTCTTGGGTGCAGCTGTCTCGGCCCTGTTTGCTAATGATGGCGCAGCATTGATTCTGACCCCCATTGTCATCGCAATGCTTACGGCGCTGCGCTTTAGCCCGGCAGCAACCTTGGCTTTCGTGATGGCTGCCGGCTTCATTGCCGACACTGCCAGCTTGCCGCTGGTTGTCTCGAACCTTGTGAACATCGTCTCTGCCGATTTTTTCGACATCGGATTTGGTCAGTACGCCTCGATTATGTGGCCGGTGAATCTGGCCAGTGTCGGGGCGACGCTAGGCATGCTTTGGTTGTTTTATCGAAAAGAGGTACCGCTGGCGTACTCACCCGAAGAACTACCGCGACCAGAAGAGGCCATCAAGGATCGCCATACGTTCATTGCTGGCTGGTGGGTGTTGCTGCATCTGCTAGTCGGTTTGTTCGCCCTTGAGCCCCTAGGCATACCGATCAGTGCTGTCGCCGCTGTATGCGCACTGGTGTTGCTGATAATTGCCGCGAAAGGGCATGTGATCTCGACCCGCAAAGTCATGCTCAACGCACCCTGGCAGGTCGTATTGTTTTCACTTGGCATGTATCTGGTGATCTACGGCCTGAAGAATGCAGGGCTGACAGAAGGACTCGGCTCATTGTTCGGCACCTTCGCCGATCATGGTCTGTGGGTTGCGACACTCGGCACCGGTTTCACGGCTGCGCTGCTGTCATCTGTCATGAACAACATGCCCAGCGTGCTGATTGGTGCCTTGTCGATTCAGGACAGTGGCGCGACGGGGCTCGCCCACGAAGCCATGGTGTACGCCAACATCATCGGCTGCGACCTTGGCCCCAAGATAACCCCCATCGGTAGTCTGGCGACGCTGCTGTGGCTGCATGTCCTGGCTCAGAAAAACATCCGCATCACTTGGGGTTACTACTTCAAGGTTGGCTGCGTAATCACTTTCCCCATTCTGCTGCTGACACTGGCAGCGCTTGCCGTGCGCTTGAGCATCAGCACGTAGGAGTAACTTATGAAGATGCTGTTCATGTGTACGGCCAATAGCTGTCGCAGCGTCCTGTCCGAAGGACTGTTCAACCATGTTGCGCCGGACGGCTTCACGGCCATCAGTTCGGGCAGCCTCCCCAGCGGCAAACTCAATCCCCGTGCGGTGAGCACGCTGCAAGGACTGGGTGTCGACACGTCCGCCCTTTATAGCAAGGGATCAGAAGCGTTCGCGGACTCGCCACCCGATATCGTGATCACTGTGTGCGACAAGGCAAGTAGCGAAGCCTGTCCGGTGTATTTTGGCCCGGCCATCAAGAGCCACTGGGGGCTGCCTGACCCATCGGAAGTGGATGGCAGCGACGAGGCTATTCAGGTCGCATTCGACGCAACGGTTGAACACATCAAAAGGCGGTTCGCAGCGTTATTCGCGTTGGATCTGAAGACACTTCAAGGCGACGACCTGAAGCAGGCTTTGGATCGGATTGGAGCATTGTGATGAACGAGTTCGATATCGACTCTGCCGAGGCCTTTCCTGCCCTCGATCTGTTGCTGATGGATCTGCCCACTGCCGATAAGCTTAACCTGGCTGATGCGTCGAACGTCAAACCACGCATCCTTCTGCTCTATGGATCGACCAGAGAGCGTTCGTTCAGTCGTCTCTTGACGCAAGAGGCCGCTAGACTGCTCCAGTACATGGGCGCCGAGACGGTGATTTTCGATCCGTCAGGTTTGCCCTTGCCGGATGACGCGCCAGTCGAACACCCGAAGGTACAAGAGCTGCGTAATCTGGTGCTGTGGTCAGACGGACAGGTATGGTGTTCCCCCGAGCGTCATGGCGCTATGTCCGGGGTATTCAAAGCGCAGATCGATTGGATTCCTTTGACCCTGGGTGCCGTGCGGCCAACCCAAGGCAAAACACTCGCGGTGATGCAGGTGTGCGGCGGGTCTCAGTCATTCAACGCTGTGAACCAGATGCGTGTGTTAGGTCGATGGATGCGCATGCTGACCATCCCGAATCAGTCGTCCGTGCCGAAGGCGTATCTGGAGTTCGACGATGCTGGCCGAATGAAACCTTCGCCGTACTATGACCGCGTGGTCGATGTGATGGAGGAACTGGTGAAGTTCACGCTGCTGGTTCGTGGCCGTGAGGGCTATTTGGTAGATCGATATTCGGAGCGAAAAGAAAGCGCTGAAGCTCTATCGGCCAGGATAAATCAACGCTCCATCTAGGAATCGCTTGGATGGGATGTCAGCCATTACGCAACTTCAATTGCAACGTGTAATGGCTGGTGCGCTTACGTCGTAGCTTCGTATCGAGCAGGTTGTGGTCAGGCGCGTGGTCTCGTCGTTGTCCATGAAGGGCACGGAGGAGGGAGGGCTGATCTGGCTGGAGTCGGTTGAACGGTTGAGTTCAGCGTGCCCTGGCTTATCTGTGCGCTTGAACAAGCGGGCCAAGAAAGCAGGCATGACTAGTCCTTTCTTAAAAGCCTGTTGAGCAGCCCCTCTTGGTGCACATTGTCGTAGCACCCAGGTTGATTAGGTGGCGTGGCGTCACAGGGGATATTTCGTTGATCCCAGCGACTTCCATAGGGGCTGTTGAAATAATGATTGCACCCCGTAAGCAGGGTCACCACCAGCCCGATCAGTAGACCTTTATTCATTGCACATTCAGCCCTCAAATGTCTCACGTAGTACGGTACTGGCAACTGGCAGGGCAGATTAAAGTCGAATCGGATAGGTCCGTTGACTCAGCGGTAAGTTTCGCCCCTTTACGCAGCCAGCGCGCGTCATCTCCCATCGTTCAACGTTCATCATGCCGCTGATAAACACGCTTTCTACAAGAAGCCGATCAAGCGCATGCTCTCGAATTCTGACACCTAGTGAGATGCCTGATCGGCCACCGCCAAAGCATATTAGCCATTGACCCGCACAGCCAGCAAAGCCCGTTCCTTGCTCAACGGCTTGAGCAGGCCTGGCTGCTCTCCGATGTTCATGAACAGATAGTAGTCTCCGCGCTCGCCAAGGAGAATGCGATAGACCTGGGCAGTTCTGTCGGTGCTGGGCGAAGTCAATTTGTCCACGAGCAGTGTGTAAGTGGTGACACCCAAGGTGCTCAAGGCCTGTGCAAGTTCGGTATCGATTTTCGCTCGCCATTTCTGCATGACGTGCCGGTGCGCCATGACCGTCAGGGCGATCGCCAACAGTGGCAACACCGCAGCTGCGAAGAAGGTCAGTAACGAATTCATGATTGATGCTCGCGGTAGATGTGCAGTGCGTCCAGGCATCGCTAATGGCGCCCTATCGCGACAGCCCAGCATTATGGCACCGACGTTCCCGCTCGTCTGATCGATGAGGTTCGATGCCATATTTCGCTAGTAGCCCAAGCGGCAGGCGGCTAATGTCCCTCTTAGCGGCCATTAGACTAAAGTATTAGGAGGCGCGATGCGGATACGCGGCAGTGTGTTCTGGTCCTGGGCTGACCCTACGTTGCACCATCGCGCGCACGAAGAGACATTAAGCGACAAGACGTCGATTAATGTACAGGTTCGTCTGTCCCGAAAAGGCCTCGTTCAGCTGTTCATAGGTGTCTATGCCCCTGGCGGCGTGCCTGTCTATGAGGAGGCGTTCGACGACCGCCCAAAGGAGTCCATGTCCCGGGCATTGGCCTGGGGCGTCATGAGGGCCCGCGAAGTGGCTTCTTTCAATTCCCAGAGCATCCCCAAGAGCGGTCATGGAACATGATGGCTGCCGATACATCTGAACTGCTGAGCGCAACAAATGCCCAACGTTTCACACGTTGAGGAGTTTGAACATGACTGAACAGCAACCTGAACCCAAAAAAGATCAGGTACCGGCTCACGCCACCGAGGAGGAAAAAGCGCGACTCAAGGACAAGAACAAGGATGGCATTCCGCCTGGAGTCGCCTGACAGTCTTTACCGGGCATGAACTTCTGAATGCCACCGCTTATCTGATTCAGGCGCCGGGTCATTCGGCTCAGGACAGTCGTTTCTCAAGCGGAAAGTTGCGTATGTTTTCAGAGGACTTCTACGGTATCTACCTTGTTGTGGAGGCGGTGGTGGCTTTCGTCGTGCTGGCGATCGCTGCTCATTGGAGTCAGGGTACTTGAGGGTGCGAGACGGCACGGGTCAATCCTGTGCCGTCTGCAGCTGCATCTCTGGGGATTTATTTCAGCCAACTACCCGCTCAACCCCTGATCATCTCCAGCCGTTCGCGGCCTGCTTCGGTAATCGCGCTCTCGCCCTCGTCACTGATGCGGTACCGTCCCGATGGCAGCTTGTGAATCGAGAACCGCACCAGCCCGCTGCGGGCAAGCGCTTGTCCGGCTTCATAACTCATTGCATTTTCCAGATCGTAAACCTTGATCTCACCAATCTTGAAACGTGAAAACGCAATGAGTGCTGAATCGATGACGTCTTGGCTGACGGAATGAACGTGTTCCATTTGACTTCCCAGTTCGTGAGTGGCCCGGTCCATGGACATAAGCAACGGACCTTGGCAGTTCGTCGAAAGGCGAACGCTACTACGCTTGGTACGAGACGTGTACTGGGTTTGCATCCACGCTGGATGCAAACCCAGCGACATGACCGCGGCACTGGGAGTGCCCGATGCTTTTCCCCACGACAGCTAACTGAATACTGTAGTAGCAGCCAAGCGCGTAGAGGCGTCATGAGCACTTTGCTTTTGACGCACTCAACCGCAATACTTCGCGTATTCAATCGGAGGAAAGTGCGTGGAAACAAGAAGTGCTGTAGCTGAAATGTTCATTGGCATCCCAACACATTTCTGGGTATTGCCCGTGGCAGGCCTGATCGCGTATTACGGCGTCAAATGGTCAGCCAGGCCTACACCACGCGCGCACTGGATCAAAGGGGCAGCCTACTTGCTGCTGATCGCCCTGGCCTTGATCCCGAACGCACTTTACGCGCTCATGCCGCCTGCCCCCGGTCCTGAGCAGCTCATCGACAACCACCCTATGCCCAACTATGCCGGCCGCTTCTACCTGGACCTGTTCTACGTATTCGGCGGCTGGGCGCTGAGCAAGGTGGTCAAGCTCAGGTTTCATTGAGACGATCTTCGGGGGATGGGATTGTACTCAATGCGTCACTTGTTACGCACGGCAGGGCTAAGTGAGCTCTGCATCTTGGTTGCCACCTCCCGCAGGGCTTCGGTTACCTGTGCAAGGGCTTCAATGTGTGCGTTCACGTCGATCTGATCCGGATGAGCACCCCGCGCCTGCATGAAGCGCGCATGGCCGTTCATGGCTTTGCCAAGTTCTTCTAGATGATCTGCGGTTTTGACCAAGTCCGATTTGATGCAGTCAAGTGATTCCATGAACATGTTGACTCGATGGGCGATGCGTTCAACGTTAGCATGTTTGTCAGCCGCTGCGCTTGGCCCGGCTTCCAGCAACGGAAGGGAACGCCTGTGCCCACGCTCTTTCTGCACCTGCCTACGACCCCAATCAGGAGGGTGCTTGATCTTCGGATTGCACCATTAGAACCGATCCCTGAGCGTCAGTACCCAGCAAGGCCGGGCCACTATCAACACGCGTTTCGGCAAGCGCTGTATCAGGGGAGCGAAAGATCTGCTGACGCTGCTCGGGGCTCACGAGGGTTATCAGCTTACCGTTCTGGTAAAACAACCGCGTTTGTTTAGACGACTCGTTCATGGGCTCGGCATCCTTGGCTGAAGGGTTCGCGTGCCGGGATTGGCCTGATGACATTGCCACCCTATACCTGCCCTTGCTACTGGCAGAACTGTCAGGCGACAACCTGCACAGCGCCGCCTACTCTATCAAGCGTTCCGGGTTGAAGAAAAAAGAGGCGATCAGAACTGCGGCGATAACACCACTGGCGTCAGCCAGGAACAACGACAATGAGTGACTGTTGCCTGCTGTTGCGCCCAGGCCTGTAGCAAAATTCACCCCATGCGGGAATGCAGCGACCATCAGCAGCACGCTGGCCAGCAGGCAAGCGAGCAGCTTCATGTACAACCTGCCGAACGCCAGCCCGTAGGTCCAGAACACCAGGATGCACACCACGGCCAGACCGGTCGATGTTGCAAATTGTGCAAGCACTTCTAGCCACCACACCATGTAGGACTCCAGCGAATCGCCTAATTAAATCAGTCAAGCAGTGCCCACATTTGTGTGGCTGTGCATGATTGCTCATCAGAAACAAGACAGGCTGCATTCGTTCCGCACGCCGGTAAAAAAGGGCAACCGTGATGTTTCCGGAATTCGACGATGGTCCATTCCTCCTTGGCCCTTTCACTTGCTAAAATGCCCGCGACTGATCGAGGCCAAAGAAATGCCTAACTTCCTGTATGTCGTGGCGGCGCTGTGTGTAGCACTCGTGGGCTGCGCTTCACCCGGCAAGCCCACTGCAAGCAAGCTCACATCCAAAACGCCCCAGCAATATGCCGCCTGCGTTATGCCGCAATGGCAGGCCTTGGCACCCAATTCAACGCAGAAATCCATCCCCCATGGCGTACGCATGACGGCGCCTAGTGCGGTGACGACCGATGATGTGCTGGAGGTGATCGAGTCGGGGGAGGGTAGCCGCGCGACATTCTATAAAGGCAGCTTTCTGTCGGGCGACAAGCTAAGGGTGGCGGCACGCGAATGCCTTGAGTGACAGGTGCGTCAGGCGGGTTTGCAGGCGGGCGTGATCGCAGGAAAAAGGGCGGTCCTTCGCCTATTCAAGAGCGTGGTAGTTGCGGCGCGCCGTTCATTGAAGCAGTGCAGGCTTGCGTGCGGTTTTGCGGCGTACTACATTGCATACCCAGCGCTTGCCACACCGGTAAGGCGCGCGGATGAACGTCAGGTCAGCGATCAACCTAGCCCCTTGTGCCTTCAGGGCTTGTGCGAGTTGTGCGAGCGTCTCAGCTTCGATAGTCAT